TGGAGGAAATACAATTCATGTTCATGTAAATGGAAGAGTAGGTGCTTCTGATAAAGAAATTAGAGATATTGCTAACAAAGTAGCAAAACTAATTAATGTGGAAATTAACAGAAGAAGTAATGTGATGTGATACAATGACTATTAATTATAACAGTAATGATTTAAACTTTAATGACAATTCATCAGATTTGCCATTCAATGTCTATCTTCAATTGGCTTCAAGAGGTTCAACTCCAAACAATTTCAAAACAAACAGAATAGGTTTGTTATGTAATAGTATCAGTATAAGCACCGCTAAAACTGTTCCTTCATTTCCAATTCCTTTTTCTGGAACTATTACAGGTGAATCAACAACATTAGCCTTAGATTTAGGTATGGCAAGTAAATCTATATCATTAACAGGAATAATCCATGAACAATATATTTGGAAAAGTTGGGATACGGGTCAAGGAAACGCATATAGAATGACCTCTTTTGAATTAGCACAATTAATTCACTCTTATGTTGATTCATCGGGCGTTCAATCAGACCAATCATTAAACGAATTAATTATACTTATTCCTTCAAGGATTGATTCTTCTTTTAAGTATTATACAGCAACAGGAGGCGATTCAGAAAATTTACCAATTGACCAATTACCTTTGATTCCTTTCACTTTTCACAATAGAGATAAAGATATGGAAGATACTTTGACTATTGGAATGAGTAAGAACTTTCCTGAACCAATTAGTAATGATAAGGAACAAAAAGGAGTTAGAGGCTTTATTTCTTCTTTTGGAACTGAAATGGCAGGAGAATCATTCCCCGAAGTCGGATTTACACTTGAATTTACAGAAGCGTTAGTTGTTGGTGAATAATATGCCAAGTGCGTATGTTGGAGAAAAAAAGGCATTAACCTTTCCTATTCTTAGTGATGCCTATATTCAACTAACATACGATGATTATAACCCTCCTAACACATCTTTAGAGAATAGGCTCGGTATGTGGTCGCACACAAAAGGATTCACAATTGAGGCTATTATCACCCCGTATGACATTAACGGGTTTGGAACGCATGATGGCTACAATGCCTCCGTGAATGGCGTTATGTCGCCATATAGCCCTCCTACTGTGGGTGAAAAGTGGAATGACCCTGCATCGTGGGATTACGGAAGATATAGCCAAAGCGAGCAACATACATCAACTTCTGACCGTGTAGGGAAGAAATTAATGCTATTTGCTAACACTAACCTTGAATTTTACTTAAAGAACGATTCTGCAAATAATAGAGAACCTTCTTCATATAAGTTAGGTATGAAACTAATTGCTTCAGATGGAAATAATATGATAACTGAAACCTTAGAAAGCACTAAAGCAATTTTTACTGAATCAAGTCAATATGTTCAAGGAACAGTTGATGACATATACTTAAACAATGTTAAAATATTAGAACCTGTAAAATATGATGGAACTAAAACTGCAATAAGTAGCGTAAATACAAGTGCGAATACTTTTATGGTTGTTGGATATGATATGAGAAATCCTCTTAAAATAGGAACTGAATTATTTAATAGTCAAAATGTTTCGTGTGGAACAATCACAAACATAACTGAATCATCTGGAAATTCTGAAATAACTATTCAAGATGTAAGTCCATTATCAAGTGAAACTTATGCTTACATTAAACCTCCACAAATTAATTTATATAGTTTAAACTCTTACCATGTTTCAGCAAGTTTTCATCGTAATGGAACAATGAGTTTATTTGTAAATGGGATTAAAATTGCTGAAACGCTGCATTCTGCTGCAACAAATAATAACTTTAAATTCGCTTTTGAAGCAAGTAATATTTATATTGGTCAAAATCCAACAGTAGGAAGAACTACACAATTTATTGGAGAATTACATGAGTTAGCATTTGTTAAAACATATAAAGATAAGTTTACTTCATTAGATACAATATTACCATCGTATTCAAACACATTACTGTATTACAAATTTGAGGGATTAGATGAGTGATGAAAAGGTAGTTTATGTCCTTAATTCAGGACAAAATGGGGGAATAAATATTTATGACCCTAATGCTTCGTCAAGCACAGATTCACTACCCAATAGATATTTACAACACAATCTTGCTTTCCAAAATAATTTAGCCTTTTCAAATACTTCAGTAAAACCTTCAATTAAGATTACAGGTATTCATAATGAAAACCAATCATTAGGAGAAACTACTTCAGTTAATTGTTTTGAAATTAGAAAAGACCCTGACTATACTGTTTGTGGAGTAAGTGCTTCCAGACCAATTAAATACGGTTATGTGTTTGATAGTCCTACTATAATTAATCCCGTAAATGGCGACCATAGTGCATTTAATAATATTACAACAAATGGTAATGGAACAGGATTAGAATTAGGAGTTTTTGGTATTGGTTTAGTTATGTTTGTTATAGTAGTAAACGGTGGAGATGGATATAAAGAAGGAGATACTATTACATTAACAAATAGTTCTTGGTCATCAACTAATCCTACTGAAAGTTTTACTTGGACATTAGAAAACAATAGTTTAATTAACTTACCTGAAATAGATGAAACTCAATATGATGAAACTTTAGTTAAGGGAAATGATTCTCATTTACTTAATAGAGTATATCCGAGAAACACAGATAAAACAAGTTATTTATTAAACAAAGAACATACTTCTAATTATAGAATTAAATGTTATGATTCTGGAGAAAATACAGGACAAATATTTAAACCACTTGACTTTGATACTTATGATTATTTCGTTGTCATTAATCCAGATATTGTTATTGATACAGAAAACAATCATACTTCTATTCAAACTCACTTTGCTAAAATTAAAGAAATTACTTCATTTGATACTCAAGGAGATTCATTTGAATTTACTCCAAGATATAGTTCAGATATTTCAAAGGATACAAAGTTTGAAATTTGGAAAGGTCCAAGAAAAGACGATACTTCAGTAGTTGCTCTTTCTTATGGTTTGAGAGGTAATTCTGTAAATAGTGATACTAATATTGATAATTTTATTACAGATAAGTATGATGTATTTAATACAGTAAGCCGCCCGACATTTTACTTTTATAATGAAAGATTAAAAAAAGAAAATCAATTAGATTTCAATACAAAATATTTATTAACTTCAAGTCGTTGGTGGAAAGAATATACCGCTTCAGGTAAAACTTTTCAATCATCAAATTCAACTGCTTCTTTGAATAGTGCAGTAATTAATACTGATGGAACATGGACATATACTCCAATTATAGGGCAAAGTATATTTGTGAGAGAAACTATTGACAATCACCCTAATCCCGATACATACCAATACAGATATGTAGGTAATATTCAAGAAAAAACAGAAGATAGTGCAGGTGGAACATTAACTGTTCATAGTGTATCAACAACTTGGGACAATACGCTAAGTGGTAATAATGTAATTTATCTTGGAAGTAGCCATTATCACACAGTTTTCAAAACAAAATCAGAACACGACAACTTAGTTTTAGATAGTAGTAAACTATCTTTACACGGAAGTTTAATAGATAATCATAAAATAAACGATGAAACTTCAAGCCCTATTGAAACTTTAAATCCAAATTTAGGAGGATTTAATGGTTCTTATATTTACAATTTTGATTCAAGATATTGGAGAAGTGCATTTAGAAATAAACAAAGAAGTATTGTTGATAGAAACGCATATCAACATCAAGTTCATTTATACAAAAATATATTAGGTAGTTCCTTTTTTAATGCAAGTGAACCTTTACATACAGGATTAATATTTAATACTGAGTTTTTAACTGCACTACATGGATTTTTTACAGGAGATAATACTTATGCTTATTATAAGAAATCTCCAGAAAAAGTAAATAAACTTTCTAATACAAGTTCTATGGAACTAAAAGAATCCAATAATGAATTGACAAGTCTATTAACTTTAGAAGTTATTGATGCAGAAGGAATACAACATACTAAAATTAAAGATAATGGAAAACTTAGATTAAGACAAGAATTACAAAAAAGAGATGGTTCATTTATTGACTTAGGAGTTTTAGTAAATAGCGTTGCGAATAATTCAACTGTTTTAAACATTTCAAATATTTCTAATGATTTATCAATTATATTACAAAGTGGAGATACTATTTTAGTTGGAGATTATTATTATATAATTGACACTATAAGTCCATTGACATCTAATTCAACTCAAGATATTACTATCAGCGCATATAGACACCAAGATAGTATGAAATTTACATTAGGAACTTCTGTTCAAGTTAAACATGAAAATCAATCATTAAAATCTTATCCTTATGTTGGAAATAAAATTTTAGGAATTACTGCAATAGATAATACTTTTGATTATACTTTAAATTTACCTACAATTAACGGTCAATATGTATTGAAAGAAGATACTTCTATTGCAAAAAGTAACTTATTATTGAGAGATAATAATTATTCTGGACTAAGAATTGATTTAGAATATGGAGATAAAACATACAATTATGTTGTTCCAAAAAATATTACTCCAAATTTATACTACTATAATCCTGTAAATATATTAGATTATTATGGAAGAACTATTACTTTAGAAAAAACTATATTCAATGGAGTAGTTGAAGATAAAAACTATGAAACTGATAATGGTATTAGAAGATTAAGAATCAACGGAAGAAATAATTTTAATAGATTACAAGGAATTGAATTAAATAAAAAATTAACTTTTTCTGAAGATTTCGTTCATTCTTCTATTTCACCATATGTAAAAACTACCTATATACCTTCTAATTCATTTGATAGTCAAGAATTGACATTTACAGTAGCAAGTTATGTTAATAACGCTTCAGCAGGTTCAAATTATACTATGGTTATTGATTTTACAATTGGTAAAAATTCATTTGATAATAATTTAATAGTTCTTGATTCAAATAAAAATTTCTTAGGATTAGCGAACCATGTAAGTGTGGACTATAATGCTAATCAACAAACTTTAAGATTTAATCAACGCCCAATTGCTGACCCGCCATTAGGAACAGTATATGTTGTTCCTTTGGATAATTGCTATTTATTATCAGGTAAATCTATTGAAACTGATATTCAAAATTCAAAAAGACCTACTCATTTAGAATCAGTTTCAAATAAAGGAATCGTTTTTGATTCGGGAGAAAAATTAAATAGTGCAGGTATTAGATTTACGGATTTAATGGGAACATCTGCAAATAATAATGTCAAAGCAAAAGGTTATCATATAAATTCTCCAAGAGGAATAATTGATGGTGAAGATTCAGAATTTGCTATGTTAATAGGAAATGAGAGATTTACAACTGCGGATTTAGAAACAATCCAAATAAGTAATGCTACACAAAAATTACCAATTGTTAATATGCAAAATACTGATGATAATAAAACTACAATTACTTTAGCGGCAGTAAGTCCACTTGTTATGGGAAGAATTGAAACAAATACAAGTGATACTATTTATCCTAATGCTTCTGGGTTATATCTAATAAATAGTCAAGGAATGTTTGATGGAGGAATTATTCATAGATTAAACTCAAAGACAGGGCAAGTTCCATACACTAATTTAGATTCAAACAATAGAAGTGAAATATACAGATATATAGGATTAGAAAAAGGAGATTCTGGAGTATTAAATAGGAAACAAATTGAAACTTTTGATGGACAAAATATCAATTTTCATGAAGAATCAATTGATACTTATTCAGATAAATCTAATAGTGGAGTTTCTGCATATGCAAGAGTTTATTTAAGTGGTGCAGGTTTTGCTACATATACTCCAATATATGAAAAGAATAACGATGCTATGACAGGTAAATATTTAGATGATGGATTTGCAAATGGAAATACTTATTTTTATCCAAAAACTATTCCTCATTTAGAATCCACAAGAACTTACAATGGAGAAATAGGAAATGCTGATGGTAGTATTGAAATGGATAGTCCTATTAAACAATTGAAAGAAAGATGGGAATTAAACGACCCAAGTTGTTATTCTTATGATTTATTTTCAACAGGTAGTCTCCAACCTCATTCTTACAACAATGTATTTAATTTACTTAAACGAGGAAGAGATTTATCTAAGTATTCTTTAATTTTAACAAATGATGGAGTTAGAGATAAATCACTAACAAAAACAAGTCATGGACTTTATGATGGATTATCTGAAAGAAAGAGAAAATTAGATAAAGATTATGAGTCATTAAAAATAGTTGATACTACACATTCAAATAGCATAGATAGATTTTCATTAATTCGTTTAGTTGAAGATACTTATGATTGGCATTTTAATCCATTTAATCCATTAAATACAGTTAAGTTTGGAGAGAATTTAATTCAAAGTCCAGGAACAGGAACACGATTTAATTATGGTTATATATGTTGGTCTAACAAAGCATCTTCTTATGTTTCTGGATTATCTATTAATAGTGGTCAAACTCTAAGTAATTCTTGTGATACAATACATACAGGACATGGACTTGAAGAAGGAGATATTATTTACAAAACAGATGGAACTTATGTAGGAATTATTCAAAGTGGAACATTCCATAATGGTGCTACTTTTGGCACTAATCCACCTGCAAGCAATAATCATCTTAGGTTAAAATCTGCGGCTAAAGTCAATGTTTATTCAAGTGAGTCAATTAGAATAATTCAGTCAATTGACAATAATGCAGACAGAATTCATGTATTTGAAATATATGGTAGCAATAGAAATAAAGGTATTGCAAATGATAGTATATCAAGAAATTATAAATATAACTTTACAAGAAGTTTAAATATTAATTCTAAAGTTAATAAAGATTATTATGAAGAAAATTGTGTCAATGATAATAAAACATTAATTGGACCACTTATTCATAATTCAACAACTACTCCTGTTAATAGACTTGAAAATTGGCATAATGTCACAAGCACTACTGCTACTGATTTTTATTATCAACCTTCTAAAATTTTACATCACTTATCTTATAGAGATGAAAGTGCAGTTTTAGGTTTCCCTTCACATGGAAATCAAAATGTATTTAGAAGAACAACGGCAGTATATATGAATATTAAACCTCCATTTAGTGAATCTGAAAGACATATACCATATTCAGTTTCGGGAATGTCAAATACGGTAAAAGACGATGGTAGTTTTCATGGTAATTTTTGGGGAACAGGTGATGGCGACCATAAATCATCTGCAAGAATTAGTTTAATTCAAGGATTCGGTGAAGCCTTAAATACAAGATATAGTGAAATACTTGATAATTTTTCAGCATCATTGGCTTCAAATTATGGAAGCGTTGATTTATGGGCTATATCACAAGGTTGGTATTATATTACAGGTCAAACGGGAGTTCAAAGATTAGGTGATACAGGAACTTCTGTTTCGGGAGATTTAATATTTAAACCTCAAATTAATGTAGTTGATGATGGAATTACTTGTAGCGATAATTCAAATACTATTGTAATTGATACAACAGACGATAATTCTTTACAATGGATTAACTACACGCCTAACTTAGAAGGTAAATTTTTAGTCAGTAATAAGGGAGTCCATGAATATGATTATAATTTGTCAAGAACTTTACCAAGTAATACTAACCCATTACATTCAGATATATTAACTGATGGAATAATTCCTAATTATATTGGTAAAATTATTTCTCATATACATTCAAATGGAACTCATACTTTAACTTTAGATAAACAATGGGGAACTCTTGCAGATGATATAGGAGTCAAATTTAGATTAATGAGAATTGAACCTAAGACTATTCCTAAAGATACAAAATATTGTCCGTTGTATGTTATGAATAATAGAAATGTATTGAGATATACGGGTGAAGATGAAGTTCTTACTACTTTTGCACCAAGAAATTTAGGATTAATTGATAGTGCATTAGCAAGAGATTGTGAAGGAATATTTGAATTGTATGTTATTGCTTCTTCTGAACAAACAATTGCTTATCAAGAAGAAGGTTATTTAATAATGAGAGATTTAAACTCTTTATCTCATTTGAATAATATTTTCTTAAATGGTCAAAACACAAGTCTATATATTACAGATGGAGTAAATTCTGAAGTAAATGAAATGGCTTTAATAAAAACTTCATTCCCAAGAATTAGTTTCAAAAATGATGTTAAGAATGACTACTATGGTGCAGTATCAATTGGAGAAATGATTACTATTACTACAGAATTATCTCCTAAAATGAAACAGGCTACTCATGGTTGTATTACGGCTGAAATGACGATTTGTTCTGAAGTGGAAAGAACAATTGAAGAATTGTTAGAAGAAAATGGAATCAGTTTTGAAACAGGTAATCTTTCAAAAGAGAAAACTAATTTCTTAGTTGAATCTTACTTTTACAGTTCAAATCCATATTCTTCTTATATCATATTAAATAATAGTGATTCTGAAGTTGAAAGTATATTGAAAAACGGAGATACACTATTTTACAACAACATTAGATTAGGAAGAATACATAGTATTCAAAGTTATGCAACTACTAAATGTAAGATTAATATATATCATATGATAAATAAACCTTCAATAAATTCTGTTATTTCTAAAAGAACTAACTATCCTTACTTTGTTTCAGGTAATATTGCAGGAGATGATTTGTTAGCAGGAATTAATTATTTAGCAACATACAAGGATATTGAAAGTAGCGTAGTTGGAGATGTTATTAATTTCTCACCTAAAGAAGAAATGCCTACAAGTAAAGCGAATATATCTTATAAAAATGAAGATGTTTTTATTGAAGCAAGTGAAAGCACTAAAAGTTTATTTAAGTTTGCAAATAAAGTTATTGTTTATGGAGATAATATAAAAGTAGTTGCTGAAATGAAAGTTGAAGGAAAAAGAACTAAGACTTTAAATTACTATAATGATAATATTAAAACTAAAACCGATGCTAAAGTTAAAGCAGAAGAATTGTTAGATTTACATAGTAAAGGTAGGCAAAAAATTAAAATTAAGTTACATAAAACAGGAATAGAACATTTGAATGCAGGAGATGTTATTACATTAAACTTCCCTCAACAAGAAATTCCTAAAGACGATTATATGATATTTGAAATTAAAAATACATTTGCTGACGCTATGGAATTATCAGTAGTTGCTTATGAAAAATCTATTGCTGAAAGATTTGCTGAATTGGCTATTACTGAAAAGAAAAACGCTACAAAGTTATTTAGTAATCAAAATATAGCATCGGAAACTTTACATAGAAGTTATGCTGACTTCAAAATAAACCCCATCAGTCTTAGAATAAGACATACTATAGTTCAAGGCAATAATGGATTAGGATTCAATCAAATATTTTCCTTTACCAATTTATTTGGTAATCAAACAATAGAAGGAACAGATACAACAATAGATTTAAGTGAGTGATAAAAATGATAGTTGAAGATGGAAAGAAAGCATTAGCAAGAATGATAGCCATAATTTTTGATGAAATACAATTAGGCAACGGTTCAGATGATACAAGTGCAAGACAGAAAAAATTAGATAATGCCATTACAGGTAAAAAAACTGCTTCAAGTGTAACGGTGTTAAATAACCAAGTTATTTATGAAGTTACATTTAGTGGTTCTGATATTAATGGAACTAATATTAGTGAATTAGGATTATTTAGTGGTTTAAGTGTAGTTCCATCATCAGGAGATATTTTATCAGCATATAGGGAACAAATGAATGACAAGTTATTATCAAGGGTAAACTTTAATAGTATTGGTCCGATAGCATCAAATGATAGCGTCACTTTTACTTTTGTAATGGAGGTTGAGTAATATGGGTAATCAAGGTTATATTTCATCATTAAAGTTAAATCCTGGAGTAAATGACCATTTAATTGATAATCAAGATGCAATACATTCAGGTATTATTAAAGCATTGAATATTATGACTCAAGGTTCTTATGTCGCTTATGGGTTTGATGTTTCACAAGCAGTAGGAACAGGCGGAGATACTGAAACTGTTTATACTGTATCTAATGGAGGATATTTCAGAAATGGTTTATTTTCAACTTTTACACAAACAACAGTAACTAAAGCAACTGCAACTGCTACTTCAAATGGTGATTATTATGTCATGTTAGTTTTAGATTCTTCTAATGCACTACAAATACGAGGAACTTCTGCTTTAGGTTCTTCAACGCCTGTTGGTGCTTCTCCTGAAGATGGAGATATACCAATTGCCATGATTAGAATTGAAACAGGGCAAACTAATATCAACTCAAGAGAAATTCAATATTTAACTTCAAAGACTCTTTCAAAATCTTTAAGTTTAGGATATTCTAATTCAAACATTTATAATGAAGCATTAACTATTACTGCAAATGCAACTAAAGCATTATTTACAAGTGTGGGTGATTTTGAATTTAAATTACCTGGAACTTCTGCTACTGACATATTTAAGATTACAGATAATGCAGGAAGTCCACAAACTCAATTTTCAATTACAGGAGAAGGTAATGCTACAATTGAAAATGATTTAGCAGTAGGTGGCAATACCACTATAACAGGTAATTTAACTGCGGCTCATTTATATTCAACATATCTTTCTTCAACAGATAGTTTAATCTTTAGAGTTGATTATGATGAAAGCACTACTCCCCATACATCTATTTATCAATTTAGAAATGGGGCTAATGGTTCAGTATTTGAAATAACTGAAAGTGGAGATGCAACATTAACTAATAATTTTATATTCGGTGGTAATATACAAAAGTCTGGTGGTGCAGGTCTTAGTGCAGATATTCTAAATCAAGCCACAGTTTCAGGAACAGTTAATTTTGCTAATTATGCAGGAACAGTTTTAATTGGTGCAGTTGCAGGTCTTGTTTCTGTCGGAATATTGAAATCAGTAAATAATACAATTCAAGACTCATTAGGCACTTCTTCTATTACATTTAGCGCAGGAACTTCAGTTAATATGGGAGTTAAATTAAATGCAGATAATGGAATACATATAAGTAAAAGTAAATCAACTGAAAAATCAGTAGGATTTGCCGCAACACTTGGAACAAATAATCAATGTGGTCATATTTTGTGGACTGATGCTTTAGCAACTCCATTAAATTTAGCACATCATGTTCATTTAATTGGTAGTGAATCATATACTCACGATTTATCTGCTTATTCACCTGTTGGAACGGGCGGTCATCAAAGTCCAACAGTTAATACTTACAATGATGAAATATGGGAAGGTTTTAGCATATTATCACCTGCAAACGATGTTTTTGGTGGTTCAGTATTATTTACTGCATTACCTCCTGCTATGGAAGCAACTGCGGGATTACTTTATACAATTAAAAATGTAAATAGACATACCAATGTAGTAGTTATTTGTAAGCATCATGGATATGACGGTGTAAGTGTTCTTGAAGGAGTTATTGAAGGTGGTAATGAAAATAGAGGTAATAATTTTGCATATGTTTCTAATAGAGTTGTATCACTTAAAAGTCTATTAAATGTCGCAAACTTACCTTCACCAACTGTTCCAGATAATATGACAAGTGCTATAATACTTCGCCCTATGGAAACTATTACAGTAATGCCTGTTTCTTATGGATTAGAAAGTGAGGCTAATTATAATGATTGGGGAAGTCAAGGACATTCTGCAAATCCAACTTGGATTCTATTAAATGACAATAGCGGAGGATTAGCACATACAACTTATATTACTTCAGGTTATCCTGCAACTGTATATTTAAGTCCTGTATTTTCAGGAATGCACTATTTTGTAGGGCAAAATGGAATAACATTCACTTTACCATCAAATGCTCAATTAGGCACACAATATCTATTTCAATTGTTAAGCCCTGCTTCTTCATTAACTGTATCTTGTCAAGGCTCACAATCATTAACTGATGGAACGGCTACTAATACAAATACTATTGCTGGAAGTGCTAAAACATTTACTTATCTCGGTAACAATATTTGGTCAATAATTGGGTGATTAAATGGGAAATATATCTTTAGCCACTACTGCAAGTTTGAAGTCTTTAGGCGGTGTTGGCGGTGGTGGCGGTGGTGGTCCTGGCGCAATTGTTGGTTTATTTGCACAATTGAATAATATTCAAATTCATCAAGAATCAAGTGCAGTTGATTTAGAAGTTTATACTAATAATCCTGCACCTTTTGGTTCAACAGTTCCACCATTTAGTAATTATCCCGCAGTATCAACACCTACAAATATTAATTATGCTGAAGATACTCCTGCAAATAGATTATTAACTCCTAATAATATTTTATATCCTGTATATAATTTAGGAGGAATTGGCGACCCTTCTCAGGTATATCCACAAATTTTTTCAGGAAATTATACTGACACTTTAGTAGGATATTACAATTTTTATCTTGATATTGATGTTAGTGGTTTAACAATTAATATTAAAGGGGCTAATATGTGGTATTTAGAGATTGGTTGGGAAGTTGATATTGGTTCTTTTAGTAGTGGATTAATTAATATTTTAGATATACCATTTTTTGTATTTCAAAATGGTTCTGGTGGTATGTTTCCTGAATTGGCTCAATTATCATCTCAAAATGCTATGGCAAATAGATATTTTACTGTTGTATGTTTTCCTGTAAATCAAAATCCTACTGTAACTTTTTACAATAATTTAATAATGGCAGGTTTACATTCACCAAAATTCCCTGATTATATGCCTGATTATAGTCAAGGTTCAAATATAGGTAATCCTCAATTTGCAATTGGTTTAGGTTATACTCAACCACAAGCCCCAAATATAAATGCGTGGGCTTATGATGGAACATCAATACACGGACAAACAGGACAAACAGGTTTTATTTCAATTACTACATTAACAATTCATGATAATTCCCCAAATGCACCTTTAGCAACTTATGATATTTTAGCAAATCAATTTAACGGAAATAATATTTATATTCCAATTCAAATGGGCTGAAAGTTAGCAAAATCCCCCTGCCGACAGTATATAAAGAACCCAAAAATATTAATTTTTTAACCCTATGAACAGGATTTGATACGGGGCGATTGTGAGCGATTCACCACCCCGCCCCCTCCCGATATGCACCTAATCAAAAACGGGGCATACAGGCTACGCTACGGCTCTATACGGACATGATTTGAGCCACCCCAACCGCCCGATTGAGCGAATCCGCAAGGGGCTGAAAAAAATTTTTTTTGAAAAAAAATAAAAAATAAAAAAAGGGAGAAAAAGGGCTATTGGCGATTAAACCAATAACTCTCTTTCCCCCAATTTTTCAGACCATAGAGAAGAACATTCCCTACATTCCCATATTTTAAGGCTATCGCTTGAACCTACATAAAAACCTAAGATTCTCTTAGGTATCGTATGAATGCCACAAAAAGGACATTGTTCTCGCAAAGCCATAATTTCACCTATCTATTGTTGTTTTTGTCATCTTTCATTAGTTGTTCTATATATTCTTCAATAGACTCTTCTGTGACGGTTGAACCGCCAAAAGCCGCAAAGAATAGTATAGTAATAATTAGTAAAAAGAAAACCCAACCAAATACTTCTGCCGTGCTTAATGCCATTACCAATTCACCTCCATTTTCACTACTTCTTCCTTTTCTATGCTAAACGCATCAATAAGATTATCTTTTCCTCTTTTCCACAATTTGTAAACTAATTTACAATCATCAACGCAATAATCAACTACTGTTTGATATTCTTGTTGTTTCCATAAAGCAGGTGCTTGAATACTCTCTAATTGTTTTGTTTCACCAAAGTTATGATTCACTAAGTTTTCTAATGAAAATCTTTCACCATACTCTTTAACTAAATATTTACTTGTATCTATATATTGTTCATTTTTAATATATTTAGTGATACAAAAAATATCCATTGAATCTCTTAATACAGGCAAATCAAATGCACCAATATTATGACCCAATAATAATCCTCCTTTTTCAAAATGGTCGTCTAAGTCGTATTTTAATTGTGATAGTGGAAATACTTCATACTGTGTTTTTTCAATTGAATCAATTATGTTATCTTCAACATATGCTTTTGATATATTACCATCATGTGTGCAAACTGTTGAAACTAAGAACATATGGGTATTACCCCAACCGCCAATCTCATGTGAAAGATTTTTAGTTTCAATATCAATTGCCAAAACATTATTCATCCTTTTCACCATTTCCAGACCATAGATTCTTTAGTCTTTCAGTCTGTTTATCTTTAGGTGTTTCAACATCAGTTTGTCTTTGTAAAAATGCAACAAGTTTTTCACCTGCAACATTAATCATTGACTTTAATTCCCAACCATCTTGCCCATAAGAATTTAAATTCTCAACAATTATTTTTGGTCCTTTACTTACATCAAACACTAAAAACTCAGTTTCATATTTCATTATTCATTCACCTTCCATTTCAAATACGGAGATACACCCTTTTTCTTTTCCTCAAACATAGAAGCAATTTTCTTATATTTTCTAAAAGCAGTTGGTCTTGCGACATTTGCAATTTTCATAAAAGTATTTATTAAATTAGTTTTAAGAACAAAACCATCTTCATCTTTCTTTGTTTCTTCAAATGCAGTTTTCCAATGATTAATTCCCGCTAATTCAACAATTGATTGCCTACGCTCTCGCAGGGCTACATCAAGCCATGATACGAGGGCTATATAACATTGTCTAATCAATTTAGCCGCTTGACGAACATTTCTTGCTTGAACAGTAAATCTATCTTCTTTAGGAATAGAAGGTGCTTCCATAATACACATCAACACAGATAACTTAGTTAAATTTACAAAAAGACGAGCAGTAAATTTATCGGTTGTTTCTTTTACTTCGGCTCTAACTCCCCTCAAGAACTCGGTCATGTTATAATATTCATACTTCATCAAATCTTTAACTGCTGGACTAAACTCAACAATTTTCATCGCTACTTGTAATTCAGACCAAGTAGGATTATCTTGTATCAATTCAAGTTGTCTTTCTTTTAATGTAGTGTAAGTCTTAAACAAAGCATCACTAAAACGCTCAATAGGTGTTTCAATATCTTCATCTTCTCCAATTGCATCAATTAGATTCATCATCATTTGGTCTTTTTCATCATCAGTAGTTTCTCTAACGAATAAAACCATTCTTTGCAATAAACCTGTATCAGCAATAATATCTTGAAGATTCTTTGGTGGATAAGTTGTAGCATAAATAGCCCTACGAGCATCACATTCAATAATTGGTCCTTGTGTCAATTTCTTTTTAATTTTGTAATTTTGACCCCAAAGAGTATTCATCATAGTATTCAAATGTCCAACTAAACCTTCTTTATGTGTATGAGCCTTAAATACTCCAACATTCTCAAACTCATCAAAAGCAACTAATCCTGAACCTTTCAATAGACCATCAATAGGTGCATATTGAGTATTTCCGTCATCATCTCTTCCATCTTCTTTAACACTTCCAATTAATGCAGGAGTAGTGAAATCCTTTACATCAACTAAGTCATATTCTTTATTTGCTTCAATTGCATTAATTCTGGTATAAACTCCTTTTAATACAGGACCGAGAAAATTAAATAATGTTGATTTACCTGAACCTGTAGTTTGAATCCAACAAAAATGAATCCTACAATCTTCAACATTTCTCTTAAATTTAACTGCAACAATATCACTACAAATAGTGCTAAGTAATGAAATGAATCCTAAAGCACAAGGAACTTCATTTTTTGTTGAAACTTCACTTGCAGACTTAATCCATTCTCTAAGCAAATAAGGATATTCTTCTAAGTTGCTACTCGGCACTTCTCCTAACGCTTCAATTTGTTCTGCAATATCTTCAACATCATCTAAATCAATAAAAGTTTCATCTCTATCCATATTATTCAACCACCTTTTCTTCACTATGTAAAACATCTAAAATTCTTTCTGCAATAGTTTCTCCTATTCCATCTAAGTAAGTTAATTCTTCTAACTTACATTCGCCTATTTCCATAATAGACCCAAAGGTTTTCAATAAATCCTTTGCTTTCTTTTCACTAACTCCTTTAATGGTAGTTAATGTATCTAATCTCATGTCATCTGTTGATATTCTTTTAACTAATGCAGGTGCAATAGCGGGTCTATCAACAGGTTGCATTTTAGCAATTGAAGCAATTAACTTTGCCGCAATTGATTCATTAGGAACAAATATAGGTTTAGCATCAGTATCTAATGCAATCCTTCCTATTCCTCCCATAAACTTATTATTCAATAAAGTAAGCCTTGCTTCTATTGGCATATCTTTACCAAATTTAGAACTAACTGTTCTAATTGCTTCATCCATATTACCATAAATTAATACAATATTAATCTCATAGGTTCTATCCATATTATCTAATTGATTCCATAATCTTTTATTTAATAAAGATTGTAAAAAGTCCTGTGCGCTTTTTGCTTCAAAACATACATTTCCTATAACATAATCTCCAACTTCCAACCACTTCTTTTCAGTAGTAATATTTAGATTACGACAATACATCTCAACTAATTTTGTTAAGACTGACTTTTCTCTTGAGTCAATCGTTAGCATCTTTAAGACCCCAATCGGTTAATTTAGTTTGTAAATGGTATCTTTGTTCTTCTGTAGCCCAAAAGCCAAATTCATATAATTTTGTTTGCATAATAATTTTCATTTTATTCATCTCCTGTTGGATAACGCCAACAACGCCCAATACAATATCCTTTCGGAATTAATGCTGAATCACAATGGGGTGCATTATAACCGCCATTAACAATATAGTTAATAGACTTTCTTGTAATATTTGCGTCCCAATCAATCCACACATCATCTTCTTTAGCAATTTTCTCAATTTCTTGAAATATCATTTCACTAATTTTATTTTTATCTTCTTCACTAAGATTTCTATTACCCAATGATAACATATCTCTATACCATTGAACTAAATATACTCTTGCTTCGTGAGAAGGATTTTCAACCATAATAGCAGAATATAAACAAGGAATCAAAGGTAATGAACCTTTTCTTTCTGGTATATCAATAACTGCTTCTTCTAATTGAATTGGTTTAATATCAGGCCAATTAACCAATTTATTACCATTTTCTTCTCTTGGTATTAATCTTGGTGTAATAGCCATCTCTAATATTTCTTCAATACTTTTATCAATATCACTAATCAATAAAGGAATACAATAATAATGATTATTGCTATTCATATTTACTGTATTAGGTATTCTTCTAAGTCTTGAAGTTTGAATTACTCTTCCATCTAATGTTCCATTTTTAGTCCAACTTTGAACTTCTCTCCAAAAAGCCTGAACAGGTCGGATATTAGACATTCCTTTTGTTTCAACTCCATATACAAAAACATGAAATCCATTACCACTAAAGAAATAAGTAAACCTATAATCTAAGTCAATAAGTTTTTTTACTACTAACTTAACATCTTCCCACGACTTTTCAATAGGTTCATCGTGAGAATCAAAATCTAAAAATGCTCTATTTACAATTACAGAAGCATCAACTTGTTTACTTCCTCTAAACTGTTTGAAATCATAAACAGTAGTATAAACATTCATTTTGTTATTATATGCTTTAATAAAATTAGCATATTCTGTTTTATTATTCACAACCATTCTTGGTGTGCCAAATCCCGAATTTTTAGTTGAACCTGCCCATACTACTCTCGGAAACATTAATTCATATTCTTTCAACCTTAACATCCCCAATTCTTGTATTTGCGGTTGTATCATTTACTGAAACTTTTGTTTTCGGTTTTTCCTTTGGAACTTCGGGCAACTGCGCCTTTGTATCAGGTTTCTCAAATACAACTTTCGCTTGCTTCAATAAAATACTAATTCTTTCTGCTATTATTGCTGATAATTTAATCTTGACTAAATCATTAAAGCCTTCACCAAAATTACCTGTTATTTCAACATCCATATCCCAAACAATATCTAATTTTTCACTACCAGATAATTCACCTTGTAATTCCATATAAATAGAATCAATAGTTTCTCTAAGATTAGAAATAGCATCAAAAGTCCAATCCCTTGATTGAATAATATTATCTATTCTTTCATTCATATTAATCACCAGAAAGATTGATTTTGTGCATCATCACATATTCCAAAATAGGAACAATGAGAACAAGTCTTATAATAATACTTAGCAGGGAAATTAGCCTGTTCATACGACCAAAGAACTTTAGCCATTAGTTTAAGTAAAGATGTAGTTGAGGTTTGTTTAACCTTTTCTGCATAAATATAATTTGATTCAGGATACCACCAACCCCATTGAGTTACTTTCATTTCAGGGTCAATGCCTTGACTAATTAATTGTTCATCATCAGCGTGTTCAATTAATAATTTGTAAAAGGCAGATTCTTTACGCATACCTGTAGTTTTGTAATCTTTCCAACCACCTGTTTTTAATTCCATAGGAAGTAATCCTCCATCTTCAACAAACAGTCTATCAATAATACCTTGAAGATGAACATAGTAATCTCTTGTTAATGGGAATTTAGGATTTTGATTTCTTGCAATCATGTATAAAGCATCTAATTGAACTTCATTACCAACAGGTAAGAAATTATCAATAGTTCCAGATTCTCTCATTTCATCAAATCTTTTTGCTTCAAAGTTAGCAGAAGTCCAATATTGTTCTCCGCCCCATTCATCAATAGGAAACAATCCCATAGCATAAGTAGTTAATTCGGCTTTAGATAAATCCATAGCCTTTTCAACATCAAATGCCTTATAAAAATCTTCATAAGCATTGTGAATAACAATTCCTTTTGTCATAGCATCTGTCTTATCTTGAGGTAATCTTAAAGGATAAGAATAAAAATACTTTTTAGGACACCAATCATAAGACATTACAGAAGATTTAGTCATCTTCAATATAGGAAAATCTTTCCAATCTTCTTCGCTTGCTGAATAATTTTCAGGACTCCAATCATATGTAAATATATCACTCATCTTTATCACTCCATTCTTTAATTGTTTCAATAATCATTTTGAAAAATCCATCATCTCTTCTTTGCTTGATAGATAATTCTAATATTTGTTTTTCTAATTCTTCTATTCTTCCTAACAGTCTTGCTTCTAATGCTTTAACTGTTTCTTCTAATTGTATTACTTTACTTTTTGTCTTTTCATCAACTGTTTTTCTTGTAAACATCTAAAACCACTCCGTTAATGTCTTTTGCCTTTCATCTAATGAAACTGCTTCGGTGTTCCACCCCATAGCATCATATATAGGCTTTACCTTATCAACTACAACATTTGAATAATGTTTATAGTCAATCTTAAAATCTTTAACTAATTCATTTAATAATTCAAGATTAGGTGCTGAAATCCATTCAACCTTTCTAATTTGATTTGTTAATGGGTGAGTCCAAGTATGATGTGAAGGTTCAACTTTCAAGTAATAGAAAGAATCACCTATTACTTTATCCTGTGTAGTATTAAACCAAATAACACCTGCAATACCAGAACCAAATGTAGGATTTTTACCTTCTAATGTAGTAAAGAAACTTTTACTTGTTCCACATTCACAATTATTCGGTGCTTTCAAAACATCATATCTTTTTCTGCAATCTCCACATTTAACTTTAAGTCTATTCTTTTTAAGTCTTTGTCGCTTTACTAAATATTCAATAGGCTTTCTTCCTTGTTTTACTTCATTGAATTGACTCTTAGAATATTCAGTAATTTCATTTTGAGTTGATTCTCCAACCCACATTTTCAATGCTTTAGTTTGCACTTCTTTTGCAAGTTTAGTTTCAGCAACTCTTTTTGCAACAAAACCTGTCATAGTAAATTCTTTCTTATCTAAATGCACACCTTCTTTCCAAGAAATTAAACCTGCATTTCTTGAAGAAACACAACCAACTCCTAATGCTGAAAAATACTTTTCAAATTCTAATTGAACAGGATGCGTAGGTAAATTCAAAGAATTAGGAAAAAAACCTTGAACATAATCATTTATATTCTCGGCTACCTTTTTTGCTTCTTCAATAGATTCAACTTGAACATAAATAGAATCCGTGTGTCCATAAACTACTTTCATTCTAAACACTCCACTATATTTACATAAGTCGCTTCACTACATAAAAATCCACGAACAATTAATTCTCCATCTTTTGTTTTACTATCTGGTATTAGAATGTCATTTCTGTCTTTAAGTTTATCAGCAGTTATTTGTGATACTATATAAAATGTAAAAGGTAATTCTGGAGGAAAAGGTTTCCATTCTTTTTCTTCTCCTTCTTCACTTTTCTTAGTATTGTAAATTCTAACTACATCATTTAATAAACCAAACCTAACTCCTTTATGTTGAAAGTTAAGAATAGTAGGTTTATATTTAATAGATGATTGATTCTTACATCTTGCTACCCAATGCCTTTCGGGTATATGAAGAATATCTTTAATATCAATAGCATGAGGACATAAGTTAATTAAAGTTATACCTTCAAACTTCATTATTACTCAACTCCTTTGCCCTAAATGCCGCTAATCTAATTGCTTCTCTTGCAGAAGCAGTAATTGATGATGCTAAACCAATATCACACCAACCAAATCCTTGATAAGCGACTACGCCATAAAAAGACGCAGATAACCGCTTTACTGCCATTTGATTTACATACCACTTATTATATTCTTCTTTGTTTCCATCAGCCCTTGCTTTATACATTCTTTTCTTATACAAATCTCTCAAATCTTTTAATTCAAGAACTGCTCTTGGTAATAGACCTAACTTATCCGTTTTATAGTATCTCATTACTTTTGCTTTAGTAGGACTAAAATCTCTCGGTGTTGCAATATTAACTGCAAATTCAGTAGGAGTATCAGATTTAGTTTCCCAACTAATATTCCTTGAAATCATCATTGAAGGATATAGACCTGCAAAATCAAATGCCGCCACTCCTAAATGTAATCCTTGAGTTTGTTCACTCATAGGGTCATAAATCATAGCACCGTCATATTGTTCTGTAATACCCTTTTTACCTGTTGGTGCTTTCCAATCAGCATTACGCATAAAGTAAATACCTCCCATTTTAGATACATGGAGGCAAGACTCAAATGGGGCTAAAAGGATTCTTTGTAAGGATAAAATTGCATCACTACAAAAATTAATCTCATCTAATTCAACCATCAATTCAACATCTATTAAAGCATACTTCAAATATGTTTCAGTATCTTCCAACCAACCTCTTGAATAAAAATCATCAGGGTCAGGAAATTTTTCAGATACTAACTTATTTTTACCCAATGCCACTTCTGCTACATAATCTAAAGATAAACTTGGTAATGTTCCTCTTTGAGCATCATTCCATTGTCTTTCAAATGCAACATCTAAATTGAGAGTTATTCTTCCCTTAATAGGTTGGTAAATATCTCCGTAGTTATCAACCTTCTTAGAAGTTTTAACTCCACCATTCCAATAAACTCCCGATACATCATTGTATGGGGATAATTGTCTTGGGTCTATTCCATTATGAATACAACGATGAATTAACTTAGGAATATCTGCAAAATTACCAAACCATGCAATAAGCATATCGTGGTCTTTTTCTTGAATAAATTCAATAAAATCTTGAATCATATCCTTTTCATTATCAAATATATGATGATGAAATGAATAGTGTTGCTTCTGTTCTATGTAATGTTCATCGGGAAACCACGACCATTGGTAATAAGTTTCATCATAATTATCATATCCTACAATTACAGTAATTGCATCTCCATGTTCCGAATCATTATTAATCCATTCCATATCCCAATACAACTTTCTAATTTTAGAATCAGGAATATTAGTTAATCTATCAACTGCATATCGGTCAATTATTTTTACATCTGCTTCATAGGTTTGATTAAATTCTTCTCTTGCAACTTTCATATCTCCAGGTTTTTGAACATAAACTTTCTTTAACAAAGCACCCTGCAAATTAACCCAATTACCTTCTTCATAATCAAAAGGATACCATAACTTGACTTTACGCCCATTAATATGTTCAGTTATATTATATCCATCTTTAGAAGGTTCAATTGCTCTTACAAAGAAATAAGGTCTAAAGTCAGATACATCCTCTTCAACTCTATTTCCCTTTTCATCTCTCCATCGTAAGTGAATAGTTTTATCATTATCTGTATAACAAATATTCATCTATTATCACCGCTACCACTAAGAACATTTCTTTCTTGTCTTGATTTAAGTTTAAGGTAGTTATCTGAAGCAATTGTTCCTAAATCTAAATTTAATTCATGTGCCAAATTAGCAATATACCAAAGCACATCTCCTAATTCTTTAGATACATTAGTTCTAAGAACTTCTATATCTCCATCATCTCTAATATACTTTTTAATCTTTTCAGCAACTTCTCCCGCTTCTCCACAAAGACCTAAAGCAGTATAAACTAAACCTTGTTCTTTAGGATAAATAGCAGTAGTTATTGCTAATTTTTGATAATCTTCCATGTGCATAATATCACCTTAACATTGTAATAAATGGTGCTTTGAATAATTTTCTATCTCCTGCCAAAAACAAAATTGGTGAATCATCATTGAATAAAATACTCATCACAGATTTTTTCTCAAAGAATCTATGAATAGGACTTGTAAATTCAACTGTTGCTTCTTCTCCTTCATTTGTTAAAGTGTCGCAAATAGAATTAAATCCAGCAAAATCATCTGTTGATGAAATACTGAAATCTTCTCCATAATCCATTTTATATATTCCTGTTCCTACAATTTCACAAGCACTAACGGCTTCAATGAAAGTATCAGAATTAACAGTTATCTTAGTTTCAAATGAAAGTCTATCCGACCAAGCAGGATAGTCCTTTAATTCTTGACTAAAGTTGTAATCATTAACTCTTGATTTGAATACAGTAATCATATCATAATATGGGTGATTTACAACAATACCCATAGAAGCGGTTTTACCACCGCCTGTAATTCTAATTATATCATTCATTGTAATTGTGAAGTTATCTCCAAACTTTTTCAAGTATTGAAGTAATTTACTTGCTTCAACAGTAGCATTTCCATCTTCTAAACCTTCAACAAACATAGTTTGCTCAAGAGCCATTGTATCATCAGCATTGTAAATTAACAACTCATTTTCTTTCAATTCAAGATAAACATAATCTCCCAAACTTTTATTTTTAACTCCACCACTTGTAAAGAATTTACCTTTTAGTGTGCAGTTAAGAATTGCGTTTGTAAAGTATTTACCATCATTTACAAGAAACTTCACAGATTACCCTCCCGAATCTCATCAATACCGAACCACTTATTTTCACCATTAGTGGAGAAAACAACCCATTCTTTACCAACTAATTCAGGTCGGGTTTTACTTGCATTACAAGTAGCAATATACTTTTGAACACCACTAACCTTCTTTTGGTTAATGTGAATCATTTGCACAAATCTTGCAGGTGTAGTTTTATGCCAATCGGGAACTTCACCAATAGGCACAGGATTAACAATATCACCATATACAGGCTTCATATGTGTAATAGTATATCTATCACACTTCAAATCCATAAAGTCATCTAATAGACGGTTATAGATTTGATTACGAATACCCCAATCAAGAGGGCTAACTCTAATTGCATCTGTATCATGGATAACTGTTCCATCTCTCTTTCCAGACTTAACTAAATGTTGTCTTAGCACCATAGCCGATGCTTCATACGCTTTATCAAGTCCATCAAGAATAACTGCTTTTACTTGACCATCTTCAATCAATTCACGGCAATATCTAATAAATGCGTGTGAATTTTCAAATCCAGCATTAAAGTTTGATGTTCCATCTTCATTCCTTTGAATAGGATTAAAGATGATAATGTTCTCATCACGGTTATGACAAGAACTCCAAGTGGGTTCAGCCCCATTATCCCAATCTAATACAAGAACCTTCATTCCTTTCTTAATTTCTTCTTCTGTCCTACAATCTAAAGCAATTCCCGTTTTACCGACTTTAGCAAGTCCTGTAATTGCACAGTTGATAAATGTTCTATCCCTGTCCATACGGTCTTTGATTTGATTTAGCATTTGCTCTTTTAATAGAGCATATTTGCTGACATTACTATCTTCTTTCTTTTCTGTTGTCCAACTCATTTTAATTTCTCCTTTTTTAATTTAGGATAGGCTTCGCACCTAATTGACCGTCATTCAAACCTAATACGATTATAAGGTTGTAGGTTGGTAGTTAAACCTATTGAGTATCAAAACCACTCAAAATCTTCTTCTTGAGCGTCATTGAAATCAATTGTTGAGCCTCTTCGGTTAATAACATACAATCCAACTACATTGATAGAAACTTGAGATAAACTTCCATCGTCCATAGTTCTTTGACTTGTTCTTCCCAACAACATAACATGGCTTCCTACTCCAAAATCAATTTCAATTGATTGAGGAATCCAACAAGCCGTTGAAGAATACAATTCACCGCTATAATCAAAATCTGCATTAATATCAGAAATAAAGATTGTTCGGCTACCTGCCTTAGTCAAATTAGGATTGATATTCATTACATTACCATCAGTCAAAACCAATCTATCAGCATATTGCTTTGATTGCACTTCTGCATGATAACGGTCTAAACCAATCAAAGGACACAAATACTTACCCATGTGTTCAGTCACTAATTCTTGAATTTCAAATGAAGAAGTATTTACATACTTTTCATCGTTTTCATTCAAGTCATCATTATATTCCAAACTCAATACTGTTTGGAAATCTCTATCAACTGCATATAACATTCCCTTTTCATCATCATTCATAGCAACCATGTGCATAAATCTGAACATTTCAGGCTTAAATGTTTGAGCAGTTTGTCCTCTTGCTCTAAAGGAATAATGACGCACTTCTCCACCATTAACTGAACCAATGAAATTTCCATTCATTGACCAATTATCGGCAGGAATTGGGCGACCATAATTACCATTAGGTTTTCCGTCCCAAAGAGTTTTTTGGGTAATAAGAGGAATAATCCAAACTCCATCTTCAACTTCTTGAGCCGTTGGAGGCAATTTAGAAATATTCTTAATCTTTTCATCACCATCAATACAAGCCGACAATTGATAACCATTATCAGCATTTACAGCCTTTGCAACCATACCGACAGTATAAGTTGTTTCTGCATCTCTTTGGTATTGAGCAACTGCTTTATCAATAGCATAAGCACTAAAGTTTCTTGGCTCGTCCATTGTGGCAAAAAATCCAAATACACTTTTTGGTCCATTTGAATTATTATTACTCATTGTTTCTGCTTGAGGATTTTCTTGCCTCTTCTTTTGTTGAACAAACCATGTGTTAAAAACACCTAATGCCAACAATGGTTCAGTTTCGTGATTGATACCATTTGTTGAACAAATTTCGTTCAACTTTGCAGTTGTGTCCTCTAAAGTCCAATTAAGGACTTCAGATGCCTTCTCCAAATTATTCTTTACTTTTTCATCCATTTTTTTTCACTTCCTTTTTTTTCTTTTTTTTTGTTTATTTTGTCTGTGCAATCATCCATGATGCTAAAACTCTTGGAGTCATAGTTTGACTTCTCCATTCTGTTTCACCAATAATACCTAACAATTTATATTTTTGTCGGCTATCCATTTCTCCATTTGTTATTACATCATGTAATCCTACACATATATTTTTAAGTGTATTACCACTATAAATTAATTCAAACATTTTCTCCAATGCTGAATCAAGTTTTTGGTCAATAATGTCCTCAATTACTTTTTGGTATTCATCAAGACTTTTATTGATTTGAGTTTTAAGTGCGGTATTAGAATTTATTGACGCTTGTAATTCCGTAAGCACCCTACGCATATCACCATTGTATGCCCCTATAAAGGCTTGCAACTCACTACTTGGTGGAATCTTTTGTTTTTCTTCATTTAACACAAATTCAACAACATTCAATATTGCTTCATTACTTAATGTATTGAAGTAATAGTTTGCACATCGGCTTTGAAGTGGGTAAACAATTTTAGACCTATCGTTGCTTGTGAAGATAAAACGAACATGGTCTGCATATCGTTCCATAATTCGCTTTAACGCATTTTGAGCATCATTAGTCATACCCTCCATCTCATCTAAAAAGATGATTTTGAAAGGAACATCACCAATAGTTGAATGACTTACAATCTCTTTAATCCTATTTCTTACAACTTCTAACTTCCTGTCATCACTTGCATTGATTTCATAAAAATTAGATTTCATGTCTTTACCCAACATTTCATAACCTAAGATATAAGCAGCCGCAGTTTTTCCTGTTCCTGCTGAACCATGAATTAAGACATTTGGCATATCTTTGAGTAAAACCCAATTTTCTGCATCCATCTTAAATGATTCTTGTCCTACTAATTGTGATAATCTTGTTGGTCTATATTTTTCTGTCCATAACATTTTACATCCACTCCATTAAATTTCTATTATTATTCGGAATAACTTTATCAGTTTTCTTTTTCCTTTTCTTTTCGCCTAACTTTAGAATACGACATTCTGAATTATCTAATTTTGTTTTAGCAAATTCAGCAAAGTTTTCATCTTGAATTAATTGTTTCAATAAAAAACCTTCATGTCCTTTGAGTTTAAATCTCCTACATATTTTTGGTATAGGAGAATAAGTTCCCCTCTTAGGAAAACTAACTCTATTAAAATTACTACCACTATGAGTATAAGCGAGCATCTCATAGAAGTAATCAGAAGATAACTTTCTTCTTACTTTTGCATCTATGTAAATTAATTTATTTGGGTGAATGTTCTCAACCAACCAACTTAATATTTGAGTATCAGCAGGTTTATTCACCTTTAATTGATAAGCAATTTTATCTCTATCTGTTTCTCTCAAATAATTACTTATCATTCCATACATAGCATCTTCTAAAAGATATGGATTTTCAGAACGAGGCGCAAGTTCTTTAATAGATTCTCGCAAATAATTCTTCTTTCCAACTCTTTTAATTTTACACATATTTTTAATCTCGGCAGGAATATCTTTTTCATTTATAGAAGTTAAAACTAACTCACCACTATAATTAAGAATCAATGCTTTGATTTGTTCAACATCAGGTTTCCTATGTATCTCTTCAATAATAATTCCTTTATCAATAGGTAAAGAATTAATATCTAACATAGGCAACTCATTAGCAAAAAACTTCATAGCATTTGGTAATGCGTTATTTGCTGAATAAGTTTTACCTGTTCCTGTTTTTCCTACAAATATGATTGGTCTTACTTGATTTGTCATACTTGCAAAACTCATATACAACCCTTCAACATTAAAATATCGTCTAAGCCTTCTTGAGTTAAATGCGCCCCTTCGGAAACTAAAGCAACAATCTTTGTAAAAGATTCGTAATGTCCTTTAGCATCAGGTAATTCATCAGGTATTAGTTTTAATATTTCTATTAGATTTTCAATACCACTAATCCTAAGAATTGGTAGTGGACGACTCTTATGTTCAATATCTTTATACTTTGAAGATACATGATATTGACCCAAAGTTCTTTGTAATGCTTTTAAGAAATCCTCATTCGCTCTAATATTCAATCTCAATCTAACTTTATATCCCGTAGTCAATCTATTGTCTTTGGATATATGCACTTCTGGTTTTGGTATTGTTAATAAAATACCTTGTAATTGCTCTTTACTAAACATAATAATCATCTCATAAATAATACCGCTAATAAGACGCAAATTGTGGCGATATTAACACAATTTACCATAACTAAAATCCGATTGCTTCTGCGAATCATAGCCAACAAATCTTCAAGTAATTCATTGGTTTTGTCCATCATTGACATTTTTATTCGCCCCTTGCTCAATATCCAAAATAATCGCATGACGCTTAACATTGTTCATCATAAGAAGTATCTCTTTAACTTCTTGTAATGTTTCCTCCCATGTTTCTTCTGTATCATAAGATACTTTCACACTAACATACTTTGTTTTATTCCTCATACATTTTCCTCCTGGAATTTTCTTAAATCATACATTTGTTGAACTCTTGCAGGAATTACACTAATATAATTACAAACATTACAACACCTTCCATTTGATAAAGGTTCAGCATTATGTCCTTTACCTGTATATGATTTACCACATAACTTACACTTTCCCATGCTTATTCCTCCTTTCAATTCTAAATACATTTCCTTCTTTAACAAGGATAATCATTGAACCATCTGAATAAACAATAGTTTGTCTAACTATTTCTTTTTCTTTCACTTTAATCACCTTCTAATAGGATAACCGTCTATATTACGAGCAAGAGTCCTAATTGCTGTCCAATAATTATGTATATTATCATCATCGTTTCTTCCTAACTCAATTGACATTCTGATTGCCTTTTCCATATCTTCTCCCAAACCGTTAGGTTTACTGTCTAACCATTCTTCAATTTGATTAAACTTATCTAAGAGCCTATCTATTTCTCTTTGCTTGTCTTGTTCTTCATCGTGTATTTTCTTTAGAATAATTGGTTGTCTATGTTCTTTCCATGCTTTAAGCACTTCGGGATAATTACTTTCCAACCATTCTCTTTCAATCTTAAATACTCTATATTTACTCCAAAATTCATTCCAATCTTTCATTATTCTTCCTCCTTCTTCATCAACTCTTGTTGAATTGGTCTATGTGGTATTTCAGGGTATAACACCCTTCCAATACAATACAATATAATCATTCCCATGATTCCAATAAATAATGTTTTCATTCTTCCTCACTCCTATGATTCATGTATAAATCAGACACTACATTAGTTCCTAAAAAATGACATATTGCATCAATAATATCATTTGATTCTTCCAACATAGCAATTAATTGTTTTCTTGTATATTCTGTATAATCTCTCATTCTTCTTCCTTTCCTATATTATCTCTAATATCTGAATGTGTTTCATCAAGCATTCTTGCTTCATCTTTATTTCCACAATCAGATTTATAACAAAACCTAAAACCTGATTTCACAATATTAGTGCAACCTCTTTTATGACATAAGTTAATCATTAATCTCATTTTTTCTTCCCTCCAAACGGAATATTCTTTAATGTGTATTTTTCTTTCTCTTGAAACTTAGCCTTCGTTCCGATTTTATTCCCCGACTTGCGGATTTTATTCTTGCTCGGCTTACTTTCAGCCTTCTTTTTGTTTTCATAGAATTGTTTTTCAGCAACAGTCATAATATTTCTTGCTAATTGTGAACAGACTCTAATTTTTTGAGTTGATTCTAAATTCCAAAAAGTATCTCTTGGGAATTTGAACTTATCTTCAATGTGATTACACAATTCTTTTCTTGACATTGTTTGAAAGTCCTCATCAATTTTAATTGCTAAGATAGTTTCAGTTTCATGTTCTAAAAATGAATCTAAGATAACATAAACTCTTCCCATAAATGCAATAGTCTTTTTAATTAACCATTGAAACATTGTTAATCCTCCATGTATTCGTTGTGTGATTTATCATAAAAACCAACTCCTTCATCATATTGTAAATCAAGTCTATACCAATGAGCAGGTTGAAGTTTTTTATGCCCTCTTTCAAGCGCACTTCTTTCTGCTAAATAAGCCAATTGCATAATTAAATCTGAAATATGCTCATGTGCAAATCTAACTAAATCCCTACTAACAGGCATTCCTGTTTCTTCTCTAATCAATTTAGATATGTCAATTTTAAGTTTCGTTATACTTCTTTCTTTCTTTGGTGGTTCGGGAACAATTAGTTCGTTATTTTCAAAATAAGGCACTAAAGAAACTGCCATTTGTAAATGACGACCTTTGTTCTCACTAACTTTCTTTAAGTAAGCAATTTCATCTTCTATCCGAACACAAGTATATGGTTCATCATATAGAATTGTGAAATCACCTACCTTAATCGTCAAGTCTAACCCTCCCCTGTTCTAAAACTTTAATTGCAATTTGTCTATCTTTTTCAGAAAAGTCAGGATTATTCAAAACATTCAATGCTAATTCAAACAAAGCATCCATTCTCTTCCATTCTTCATCAGTTTCAAAACCAAAGACTTTACCGATAGTATGGTCAATAATTACCGTAGGATAATAAGTTTTCTTTTCAGGGTCATTCCTATGCCTTCGGTTAATTTCATCACATACTGCTTTAAGTTGTTTTGCATTTCTTGTAAACTTAGCCTTAATTTTCAATACTTGCTTTCGTAATTTTCGGTAATCCATTTCTTTAATTGAATATTGCTTTCCTAATCCATCTGTGTGTATATAATCACGCATATTGTTCCACCATCTCTTCATATGTATTTATGTCAGATACAGGTTTATCATCTCTAATTCTTTTACATCTTGGGAATCTTAGAGAATAATCCCCTTCTTCATTTTGAGTAACTATATCTCCTGTTACTTCTAAAACAACTCTTGGTAATACATTGTAAGTATTACCTTCATTACTTGATATAATCTTTCTCAAATCGTTAGTCAATCTAAATAAATCTGTATCGGAAAATCCACCGCCACAAGAACCAATATTGTAAAAACCTGTATCTTTCTTTACTGCAATATCAAATGAAGCAAATACATTTGCTTTCTTTCCTTCACCATATCTTGCACCAACAATTACAACATCTAATTCAATTAGTGGTGGTTTATATTTAATCCAATCTTTTGACCTCTTTCCAGATTGATACTTAGCATTCAAAGGTTTGATAATAATTCCTTCAAACCCATCTTGAATGGCTTGATGATAAAATGCCATAACTCCCATTTCACTTTCATTATCACTCCAAATACGATGAGTTGGGAATGGACAAATCTTTAGAGTATTATGCCATTTTTCTAATCTGATTCTTAAAGGCTCATCAATATAACTATTTCCATTCATTTGTAGTATATCAAACACTACAAATCTTACAGGACATTTTGCTACTGCTTCTGCCTTATTCTTTGAATGAACTCTTGTTCCTAACTTTTGGTGCTTTTCAGGGCTACCATCTTCTTTGATAGGATAAATTTCACCATCAATAATAAATTCATTAATAGGAACTTTGAGTATATCTTCAACTACATCAGGAAATTGGTCAGTAGTATCTTTACCTCTTCTATTAAAAATAATTACTTTATCTCCTGATTTGTGAATTTGATAACGATTGCCGTCATACTTATATTCAACGCAATAATTGTTTTTAGGCCATTTATGCTTTTCTATTGCTTTAGCCAACATTGGTTTAATAAAATTACCAGCAATCAATTTACTTTCGGGGGTTTCTCCCGCTTGATAAAATTCAACAATTTCATAAAGGTTATTAAACTGAACATCTCTATCAACTTCTTTCTTTGTTTTATTATAAATTTGAGTTAATGCTTTTGCCATTGTTGAAGTCTTAAATCCATTACGACTTTTTCTTGTCCAAAATCTCAAAAACCATTTCTTTTCAATAGAGGACATTTTCAAAAACGACTCTTCAAATAAATTAAATGAATTACCATCAATACGAGAACAATCTAAATTCAATAGAGTTTCAATTTGTCTTAGACTTAAATTACAAGTGGATTCACTACTTCCATCAAATTCATAAACTGCTTCTCCAATATCACCATACATTTGAACATAAGTTTCAATTTCAGTATCATAAACTCCATAGGCTTTTGCAACCCATTTAATAGCCTTTTTAGCGGCAATATTATTTGGAGGCATATCCATAGTCAAAATCTTAGTAAAGTTAGATTTATCTGAATAAGAAGCCCAAGCCCTCTTAATCAAAGTAATTCTCATTGTTGAACCCATAGCGTGTTCTAATTGTTCATTTAATTTACTAAATCTCTCCCAAACATCATTCCTCTTCTGTTGCATTGTTTTCACCTACATTATACATTTTTACTGCCAATTCCATAATTTTTCTTCCCATAACTACAGTTTCTTGCTTTTCATCTTCCATTCCTCTAAATTCAAAGATTGTTCCCATGAAATCCAAAAAAGCCATATTTAAGGGCCAAGCAATACTATTTAATGTAGTATCATTTCCATACAATAAAACATTATACAACCAGAAAGCCCATTGTGTGACTGATGGTGTATCTTTAATTTGCAAATAACTTGCTCTAAATCCCTTTGCTAATTCAGGGTTTTCTTTTTCTAAAAGGGCTGAAAATTCATCAACCCATTCTTCAAATTCTTCTTCTTTAAACTCTATCCATTTATTCATTTACTTCCTCTCCTTTTAATAATGCGTATTGAAACTTAGCCCAAGCATTTTCAACATGAATAGTTGAAATCTTAGACTCTCTCCGAGTATCTTCGTTTCTAACTTTCATAACCAATTTAGCAAATTGACTAATCAACTCATCTGATAATTCTTGAAATTTAACATACGCATTAGGTTCTAAACTTCTATCAGTATTTTCTTTAATAATCTTTTTACACTCTCTCATACTAACCATTATTCAATCATCTCCCCTCTTACAAAATTAGTTACTTCTCTATGATGAAAATAATATCTTGGTGCTTCTAATTCATCAACTCTATTAATTACCCAACAAGCACCACCAATACTTGAAATTTGAACAATCTCATATGTTCCTCCATTCTTTTGAACAACTTCTCTTGTTCCTATTTCTGGAGTTAAACCATATACTCTTGTTATTTCCTTTGCAATAGTGTGCATATTATCATGCACATATTTTACAATGTGTGTTCTTTGAATAGGAACTTTAGCATCAACTTTAACGCTAATCTTTCCTGTCATCTTACAAACATTACATTTGTTTCCTTCACAAATAGGGCATTTAATTTCAGCAGGTAATGGTGCTGGAAAATTTACAGTTAATGCCTTCTTCATTGTATTTCCTCCATAGATTCATTGACAACATCTTCTATATCTGCATCAATATTCTTTGGAGTCTTTTTGTCTTTACGACTCTTAATATAATCCTTGATTCGCTGAAACATCTTCTTCACCACTAATAACTGCAACTTCCGTAGTTAATACCAATAATGCAATAGATACTGCTGTTCTAAAACTACTCTTTGTGACTTTAACAGGGTCAATAATTCCTTCTTTCATTAAATCAACATCTTCTTCTAAAGAAAGAGCATTGAAACCTAATCCTAAATTACGATTAATAGCATGAGAATTAATTGCATCAGAACCATAACCTGCATTACGCATTATCTGTAAATATGGCTTTTTAACAATATTGGAAATAATATGAGCATACGGACTCCCAATTTCTTCTCTAAGAGCCTCCCACGCCTCAATAATTGCCTTACCCCCTCCAACTACTATCCCTTCTTGAATAGAGGCTTGTGTGGCGTTTAGAGCATCGTCTAAGCGTTCTTTCTTCTCCCGCATTTCAATCTCGGTTGAAGCACCCACGATAATTCGGGCGACACCGCCTTTAAGTTTGGCAATTCTCTTTTTCAGTCGGATAATCTCATACTTTTCATCAGTTTCTTCTAAGCGAGTTTGAATCTTATTGACTCTTTCAGAAATATTAATCTCTAATTGGTCAGACTTCTCAACAGTAATAATAGTCTTATCTTTATCAATTACTACTTTGTTTGCACTACCCAAATAATCAAAGTTTGCTTTTGTAATATCCATTCCTGCATCTGTATTAATAACTTTACCTCCAACAATGGTAGCAATATCTTCCATTTCTTCAACCATGTTATCACCGAAACTCGGTGCTTTAATAATACAAGCATCAATAGTCTTTCTTAGAATATTTACAATAATATTTGCTAAAGCAGTTCCTCTAACATCTCTTGCCATAATTAACAATGGTCGCTTAGAATTAACACATTGTTCCAAATAAGGAAGTAAATCTTGAATGTTGTTAATATCCTCATTTGTCATCATAATGAACGGATTGTCTAAAACACAACTTCCATTATCTTGATTAATCATAGTATGGCTAACCATACCTCTATTTATTTCTAATCCTTCAACTACATCAATTGTAGTTTCAGTTGTTGAAGATTCTTCAACAGAAATAGTGCAATCTTCACCTGCAATCTCAATAACTTGAGCAATTAGTCCACCTAACTCTTCATCGTTATTTGCGGCAATTGAAGCAACATTCTTTAGTTGTTCATTATTATCAACAGGAATTGCCATCTCATCTAAAATTTGACACATTCTTTCAACAATAGTATTCAAAGTATTTTTGAAAGTAGCAACATTTTCTTTGACAATATCTTCATTATTAAATTCTTCAATAATAGATTGTGCTAAAACACAAGCAGTAGTAGTTCCATCTCCTGCATTTAATTGAGCAGTTGAAGCCACACTTTGCACCAATTCAATTCCCATTTGAACATAAGGGTCTTTACTTGAAACAAACTTAGCAATAGATACTCCGTCATTAATTACAGTAGGATAAGGCTTTGTTTGCAAAATAACTGTTCTTGCTTGTGGACCTAATGTTGGTTTAACTGCATTTGCAACCAAATTAACTCCTTCTAAAATCTTATTCTTTGCTTCTTCATTAAATAATACATTCATTCTGATTCCTCCACTAACATAAGTATATTTCTATACTCAAGAATAAACCATTGTTTATATGGTAAAATCTTATCTTCATGGTAAACAATTAATTTACCATCTAATTCACCATTAGGACTACTAATAACTCTTGCATAATAAGAATCATTCCATAGACCTGATTTACTCTTTATTTGTTCTTTCTCAATCAATACCCAATTATTTCTATCTAATACTTTATATTTCATCCAATCACTTCCTTATATCCACAACTTGAACATTCAAAAAGACCTTTCTCGGTCTTAGTATAATTTCGGCTTTTAACTAATTTAGTTAGTCTAAAAGCATCAACCCCACATGAAGGGCATTTCAACTTTACACCCCCGTAGGGTGATTAATATTGAATTGACATGAATCGCAAACTGCACTATAACGAACATAGTTATTACAATTAGCAATCATACATATAGTTGTAATTGCACCGCACATTACTTTTCATCTCCTTCATACTTAGGTATATTTTGAATCTTATCCAAAATCTCTTTCATTTCTTCACCTGCTCTAATTCCTTTCAAATGAAAGGAAACAATGCCGTAAATAGTATCAATAACTCCTTGACAATAAGGTGATTTGTAATCTAATCTAACATCTCCACCTTCAAGAATATCACAAATCTCTTCTAATAGTAATTTCCAATTCTTTAATTCGCTCATTCTTCTTCCTCCACAATAGTTCCATTTCTGTAAAATACAGTATGGTCTTTTCTTTCTTTAGTCCAAAGCATTCTTTCATTATTACCAAGAACAATTGCACTATTCATGTGTAATTCCCATGTTCTAATTGTATTCCAATCAGTTCCGCTAAAATAAGCACTACCGAATGGGTGAGTATGAATCCAACAAATAATAGGTAATGTCATTGGTTGCTTTCTATCATGCAATTCTTCTTCTTGATGTTCAAAAGAAACAAATCCTGGAGTTCCAAAACTAATGAATAGTTGATTATTACAATCAATTACAACTTGAACCTCTCTTGGCTTATCAAAAGCAGTAATACTTTGTTCCCAAATCATATCTAAGAAATCATCAAAATCAAGGAAAACTTCTTCTCCATTAGGTTGAGGATTTATTTCCAAATAACTATCCCATGCTTTTTGAATCTCATCAGCCCAATAAGCATTAATTATCTTTGCATCATCAATATTCATTCTTTCATCCCCTTGACTTTGTTTTGAAGTTTTGTAGCCTTTACTTGAGCCTTTAACGCCTTTTTCTCCATACGCTTCAATCTCCAAAGTTTAAACCTTGAAGGCTTCTTAACTGCAACAACTTCTCCATCTCTATACTTTAGATTCAAATTGGAGTTCTCAAGACCTGCAATAACTAAATTGCCAACATAAGCCTTATCCGCAGTAATCTTACGATAACGATACTGCATACTGCTAAGAGTCCTTCCAAGTTCATTAGACAAATCTTCATCAGTTGTTCGCCCATAATGAGCAATTAGAATCATATCTTCAGCAACAGTCCAATTCTTTCTTGAACGCCTCTTTGTGGTATTTTGCACTTTCTTCACCTTCTTTGATTTTACATTGGTTTTTTGAGTCGGGGGTATATCAACCTTCTCCTTTTCAATTTGACGGATTTCAGTTTTAACCTCCATTTTCTCTTCAACAGGAGGGGAAGAAACCGTCTTTGATTCCTTTACTTCTTTCTTTGTAGGAAGATTGTATTTATCTCTTAGTCGTGATAACTTCCTTTCAATAGATTTATGAGTCTTGTATGTTCCAAATGTGCTATTCAATACATCAGCCATTTCTGTGTGAGTTAATCCCTCATCATACAAAACCAACAATAGTCCTTCTTCTTTCTCATTCCATGCCATTTTATTCACTCTCTTTAAATATTTATAATTATGAAGTCTTTCACTTCTTCTTGATTCATTTTTCTTTGTGTCCATTGTGCGCCCATTCCTGCAACTGCAATATGAGTATAATGAACATCTTTAGCCTTTCCTGTCCATGAATCTCCTTGACAAGAAAAACTACCTTCTGGTCCAACTAAAACAGTATCCATTTTTTGTTTATCAATCTCCGAAGAAATTAATACTGCGTTTCTTCCTTGAGAACGCAAATCTAACCATTCTGTTTCACTACGATATAATAGTCGTCTTACATCTAAATTATCTGCACAACAGATAACTAAATCAAAACCCTTCAATTGTTTTTCAGTTAAAACTTTATATGGTCTTGAATCAACATTAGTATATTGATTCTCCATAATTAATGCTTTGTTTTCTCCAATATCTTCTTCTTTAAAGTTTTGATAGAGTAAATTTTTACTTTCCACTATATCATCATCATTTACTTGTATTTTATAAATTCCTGCTCTTGATAGAATCGGAATTAAATAACTCCCAATTCCACCTGCACCTATTACTAATATCTTTTTCATTTATTTTCCTCCTTTTCTTAATCATATCTAACGCCACTTACAAAATCTTCAACAGTTAGCATAGCCAATAAATGTCTATTCGGCATTCCTAACTCTTTAAGAATTTGATTTAAATTGCTTCTAATGGTAACAGTAGTTATATCCATAGACTTCGCTATTGTGTTTTGCGTTATTCTTTCTTTCCTCAATTCAGCAGTTATATACAAAACTACTGCAAAGAATGTTGTAGTGATTGGTTTATTCATACTATCATATAGACGCTCTAAATAAGCACCAATTGTTGAACAGTCTTTAATAAACTCTCTTTCTTCACTAATTCTCTTTGCATACTTTTCCATATCAGTTTGAGCATTTCTTGTTGAAAGCAAATGAGGCTTTCTCATAAATGTCGCAATCTTTCTAACTGCCTTAAACAATGGTTTAACCATTACACTTGTTTTAACTGCACATTCATTAAGAGTAATAGAAAATCCAAACTCTTTCATGGCATAATATACAATTGCTGATGCTCTTACTTCATAAGAATCTCCACGCAATAAATGTGCGGAAATAACTCTTCGGTAATAAGACGCAACTGTTTCTTTCAATTCATCTGTAAAATGACCATCAGTTAATTCTGATAAAGCCATATTACAATGAGTAATACCTATCTTTAATGCTCTTTCTTGAGAATTAACACTACGAGTATGTGTGTTTCTCAATTTAGCAAATCCTTTTCCTCTTTCTTTTCCAATAAAAGAACCTAAGTGTCCTTTATCGGCACTTCTAATTACTTCACCGTTCTTTGTAAAACCTGTTGAAGTTTCTTCAACAATATCTGATACTGCAACTAATCCACATAAATTACAAGCAAACTCGCCTAATCTTTCGTCATAGTTATAGTCATTATTTCCACAGTCTAAACAGTTATCCATCTAATCACCTTTTCTCAAATTCCTTTACATATTCTTCAAGTTTAGTAAAGTCAAGTCTATTATCTTCTTGACCTTCTGTATGTCCTTGTGTAATGTATCTTTTGATAGTATTAACTAATTGAATAGTAATTGTATCGTTCATTAATGCTAATGCTCTTGCACAGAATTGGTCGCCAATAGAAGAATGTCTTGTCATATTATCAATACAAATAGCATTACTAATATATCCATCACCAAACTTGGTTCTAAATAGACTGTCTTTATCTTCTCCCTTATTGAATAGATAAGTTGAAACCATTTGAATTTCAGTTTTGTATCTATCATCAGTAATAACCCAATCTCCTATTTGTCCTCTTACAAACATATAAGTATTTTGAGTATTATCTTCTTTGGTATGTTTGATAATTTTAATCTTTTCACTATGTAATTCGGATAATTCTTTCATTAACTCTCTTGCTCTTGCTTCAACAATAGATTGGGTTCTGTTTTGTTCTAAGAAAGCAAGCATCAACTTTTCTTGAGAATCAGTTGGGTAATCTCCCAACAATTTTTTCCAAAGTCTTGTAGGTGATAAATGTTTCCATGAACCTCTTTTGTTTCCTTTCCAATAATACTCCATGTAAATATTCAAATCCTTGACTTTGATAGGACACCAAATTCCATCTGAAATTTCCATAGCGCATTCATCATCATCAATCATTGATACTCTAAACCTGCATTCAATTTTCTTTCCTTCTCTATACCAATGAAAAGGCGCACGATTCTCTAAAGCATAAGATACATTTTCAGGCATTTGAATATTCTTATACAAATACTTATCTAATTCAGCACCTTCATTTGTAAAACATGATTTATAGATAGTTCTTGATAATGCTCTCATCAAAATATCTTTTGAAGAACTAAGTCCATTCAAAAAATATCTAATGCCTTTTTTATGAAACATTATTACAAAACCACTTTCACCAATTTTAATAATGTGTTGAAACTCTTTTGGTATTGAATAACCTCTTCTCCTTCTTCGGTTTAAACCTAACAAAGTTTGAATAAAGTTATCAATAGCATCAATAGTGGGTTCATGTCCACTTCTAAACATAGCAGGGTTAATTCTAACTTCTCTTCTTACATCATTCATATTACAGATTTCAATAGATGTTCTATAAAATCTTGATGTATCATCTGATGCACCTTGAATAATTAAATCTCTAATCATATAATTCACCCCATTATTACTACGCCACCGTCAAAATCTTTACGGCATTGTTCGTGCATTTCCATTTCCATTTCTTCAATAGTTAATAATTGACCACCGCAAATACGGCATCTTGTTGCTATTTTTCTATTATAACTAAATTTACTTTCCTCATATTCAGGGTCATATTCCGTCATAAAATAACCTCCTTATCGTCTTACTTAACAATATAGACCTGCCTAACAAGCCTATAAACTTTATTCTTCTTCACTAACGGTGAAGATTTGAAGTAGTTTTGATTCTCTCTTGATAATACTTTTACCATCTTCAAAAACTAATTCATTAGTTGTAGCATCTCTAAAGTCAGACTTTCTAACTCCATATTCCCATGCTAAAACTGCTAATATTCCTCTTGGCGTTTTCTTTAATTCATGCCAACTATACTTTTGTTTACCAATTGTAGGTGCTTTAACACTTTCTCCACTACCTTTTCCTCCCCAATTAGGGTCAGTTTTCCTTTTGATAGCATTAACAATATCTGTGCTACTAAAATGTAAAGCAATCCAATCTGGTAAAGCATCTCCTTTCTTCTCTAATTCATTCATTTTAATTCCTCTTCTGGATTGTTTTTATAATATTCAAACATATCTAATGTTTGTTGTCGTTGTTTACTTATCCATTCTCTATATCCAATTTCTTCGGCTTCTGAATTATTCCATAAACCATCAATAATTGCATTAGAAACAGACCATATTTTATTTTTATCGGGTATGTTAGACATATCTGCGTTTAATATTGCTTTGTAAATATTATTCCAAGCCTTATCATCAAAATATGTTTCCCATTCAAGAACTACCAACCTACATTCTCGGAAGTCCTTAAATAACATAATACCCCCTCAAATTTCACATTGACCCCCTGCACAGGCTAATTCACCTGTAAGGTCAGTATTATCTTGTGTTTCAACAATATTAGTTAAATCCACAGATTTGAGGCTATCTAATAACTCAATATACTTTTCTCTTGTAATAGTTTCAAAAGGTGCTTGAATATATGTTCCACCATCATAAGGTAAAACAGATAAACCATTATAATAATGTCTATTCATCCACATCCATTCACCAACTGCATCCCATTCATCTTCTTTAATTGAAACGGTTGCTGAAACATTATGACTATTCATTCCTGTATTATGTCCTCTTGACACCCAACGGATAGAATATCTCTTAATTCTTTCCAACAAATCAAAACAAGATTCTGTTCTGATTATTGCATTCTTAGGTGCAATTTGAGGTATTTGAACTACTGCTTGAGTAGTTGGGTTGAAATACTCATCTTCAACCAATTCAGGGTGATTAAGAGATAGATAATTATAAATTGCTTCATTCTTACCTAATCTCATTCTCCTAATATAGTAATAATCATGCCAAGCGTGAATACCGCTTGAAGTGCCTAAAACTAAAGATGTTGTTCCAGCAGGTTTAATACAGGTAACTCTTGCGGCAGAATTTATGCCTATAATTTTCGCTACTCTTTCATTCTCTAATTTAGCCTTAATTGAAGCACTTTCAATATCTAAATTTTCAACTGCATTAGAAGCAATACCTGTCATTGAAACTCCAAGTAAAGCATCTTTTTCAGTTGTCTTTTGCCAAACTTCTCTCAAATAATGAAAGTCAGTATATCCTGCTTGCAAAGTTCCAATAAAACTTGCGGCAATTGCTCTATTTTCCAAATCATTTTGGTTTAGAACATTACTTGCATTAATTTCTGTCAAATTACAGAATTGATATGGTCTTAATGCAATTTCACAACATGGATTTGTTCCCCAATCTTTATCATGTGAAAGATAAATTCCAGGTTCTCCACTACCACTTAATTCAATTCTTTTCCATAAATCTCTAAAGAAAGATTTAGTAATTCTGCTTCTCAATAATACTGCTGAATTATTAGCCCTTCCTCTTTGTGGGTTATTTTCCCACCAATTACCTGATTTACAAGCAATCATTTCATTATCATCTGCTGAAAATAAACAAATTAAAGCAGCCCTTCTAATTCCACCTGCTAAAACTGCATCAGCAATATGACACATAATATCATGTGCTTCAATTGTTGATAATTTACTATCATTATCTTTTTCAGACAAAATAGTTTCAATTTTAACTAAACATTCTCTTAATGGATTTGGTCCAGGTGCTTTTCCACCAGAAGTAACTAATATTTCTCCTTTCTCTCTAATATCTGAATAATCAAATACAGGAGTTGAACTTCTAATTCCTGTATAAGATTCTAAAAGAACCTTAACTGAATCAGCCCAACCTTCAATTGAATCTGCAATTAAATGTCGTCTTGTCCTATCACTTGGCTTTCTAATATTAGGTAATTCATCAATATGATGATATTGAACTGAATAACCTACACCCGTCCCACCCAATAATAGGAACATAGCCTCACTAAAACTGTCTAAAGAGTTTACAGGCATAAATGCACAATTATAAACTCTATTAGGTGCAATTTCAATTGGCTTCCCTGCAAATTGCATGGAACGCATAGAAGGCAATACCTTCTTTGTTTTCACATAGTTTTCATAAACCTCATTGATTTCATCTTTAAGCATAGGATATGATTTAATGTGCATTTGTTTATTACGCTCACAAATCTCTTCCCATGTTTCTCTTCTCATCAATTCAGGTAAGTATCTCGCATACTTAGTAAATACTGTAATATCACTTAAAATTTCACTCGCTACATTCATTTTTAACACTTCACTTGTTTTCTAAACGGAAAATCTGATAATACACAACAGGTTTTCACCCATTCTCCATTATCACTTTTCATAATGACCCATTCTTTTTCTTGAGTCCATTCCCAATCTTCAAATGATTGGAGGCAAGAAGAACCTAAAGTATCTATTGCCTGTTGAACAGAATTATATTCCGTTCCGTTTATCTTAAACTGTGAAACGCCTTTACAAACAATAACCGCTTTTTTTGATGTGGCTAAAACAAAGTTATTATCATAAAAGTCAGGCTTAACTATTGCTAAACCATTAATTACTTTAAACTCGCCTAAAAACCAATCAAGTTGCGTAGTCATTATCGTCTTAAACGCTTCAGGGTTCAAGAAGTTGTTTAAATCTGCCTTCATATTAAAACCCCCGTTATAGGAGGATAATAAGTATAAATACCTACTATCCCCCTATGGGTTTTATTAAGGCTATATTCAAACATTCCCGCCTACGATGGCAGGACTCAAATCAACACTTTCAACATTATCCCAATTAACGGCAGTAATGTTTTCTCTTGATGTTAATGCACCGTCAATAAATACCCAATGTGTAGGGTGTTCATTAATTTGGTCAATAACCTCACTTGCGCTAACAATAAGTTCAGTATGTCCTGTTTCATTCATAATTCTCAATTTCATTTTTCTCAATCCTCTCAATTTTCTCATCGGGGCATTTTTGAATAGGTTGCCTCAACATAAATCCTATTTGCCGACAGTATATAAACTACCCGCAAGGTCAATCAGCCGTCCTGTAAGAACATTAATTGTTTTTTCATAATGGCTGATAAGACTATCAATTTCTGTGATTTTATTTGCTAAATCCGTTATCTTTGAACCAAGCACTAAAATCTCATTATTCTTTTGATGATAAGCCTTCAATAACTTATCAACTACTTTACATTCTTCTGGTGATAATGCACCAAAAAGTTCAGTTAATTCTCTATCTAATTCTTCATCCATTATTATTCCTCCCAATCTGAAAAGAATAAAACTAATGGACCAATTACAGAAAAGCCAATTAATATCAGAATAATTTTAACTATATCTCCTAACATCTTAATCATCTCTTTCTCTAATTAGACGGTCAATAATCTTACTTGCTTCACTTGCACTTAAATTATCCGTTTGTCCGTCATATCCTAAGAATACTGCATATCTAATTTGCTTTTGAGTAGCCATTCTTTCGCCACCCGTCAAAATACGCCTCAAAACATTCAATTGTTTAGTTGTCAAGTCTTTTCCTTTGTTCATTCTATCCTTCATATCTCTTAGGAAACTATTTTCCCAATCATTACTTCCCATTGTCTCATCAAATTGAACAATATTATAGTAATCACACATAGATGCAAAGTCATTTGAAGAAACATCATCGGTTATTTCTTGAGCAACTTCAATTTTGGCTTGTCTTTCAGCCAATTTTTCTGCTCGGACTCTATCTTGTTCAGCAATTTCGGCAATTAATTCTGCTCTTTTTGCATCGGCTTCACGAATCTTAACTTTATGCGACTCTAACAATACAAAGAAATACTGAATATCGTTCCAAAGTCTTTCATTTGGATAACCTCTCGTATTAATTTGAGCCTTTGCATTATCAGGGTGATTCCAACGCCAAACAATTGAAGCCATTTTATAGTTAGGTTCTCCAAAAGAACCCGTTGCTGTCTTTTTAATTACATTTTTGGGAACTCTTCGCCTAATTTCACTATCATATTCATAGCCTTTATTACGAACATTAACTCTCAAGTCGTATTCTTTTACTGCATCAAACATCTTTTCAAATTGTTCACCGTGTAAATCCCACCACCATTGAGCCTTCAAAGATTTAACCTTTTCATTAATCCAATCTTCAATCATCTTCTCGGTAATAAACTCGGCTTTGATACCTTGCTTCTCCAATTCACGAATAATCATGTAAGATTCAATATGTTCTGAACCTACAATTTCTTTTAGTCCGTTTTCAGTATTCTCAATCTCAAAGTGCCAAACAATTTTATGTCCACATAAGCACTTATGAGGGTGAGTATGATGAATTTCTGGTAATACCAAAGTAGCATCATCATTTGTAGGAATATACCAAACATTTCCTGTAACAATCCATTCATATTTAGCATCTTCATAATTATCAGCCACAGATAATTCAACTAAATTCTTTTTTAGCACTTTATCCCAACGACCATTTCCTAATTTTCTCTTTGTCAAGTATTCTTCATATTCAAACATCTAACCACCTTACTAATTCTTCATCTTTAAACCATGTTTTCAAGTTATATTGATTAAAATAATCAACTATAACTCTCCATGATTCTTCTTTTCTTACATCTTCTTTTCCATCACTATCAATACACAAAGAATGACTCCATATAATGAAAGCAATTAATTCCATTTTCTTTTCTTCTTCTTCAATCAAAGATTCCCATTCGGAAAGGAACATTTCAACCTTTCCTTTTTCCTTAATTTGTTTACTAACCCAATTAATTCTTCGGTATTCTTTGAATGCTCTCGGAAAGATAATTATGTGAATGAAAAAGAACTTAAATAAATCCTTAAACCAACTCAACATAATTAATCTTCCATTCGCTCATACATTCTTTGCTCACTAAGATGAGCATTAAGAATTTCATCTATTTTACCGTATAATGCTTCGGCAACTCCGCCAATAATCTTACGATTAAGGCTCAACCAAATCTTAAACTTGTTATTTATAATGACTTTAGGTTCATCATTTTCTCCAACAGTAATTACAATTGGAGGCAATTCATCATCGTCAATCAATCTAAATTCAACAATCTTATTTTCACTAATCTCATATTGCATAAGTCAAAACACCCCAAAGAGTAAACAATACTACAACAGTAGCAGTTCCAATAATTAGGCGATAACGCACATCATTAGGTGGATTACATGACTTATTCATACAATAACGATAAGTCAGCATTTTACCTTCATGCACATACTTTTCTTGAAGTAGTGGTTCTCCCTTTGGAAGCGTTTTACCACAACTTTCACATACCCAATCCTTTCTCGGTTTCTTTACAATTTTCTCTTCTAACATCTTCATTCTATTTCCTCCCAAATTACATCGTATTCTTTATTAAACATTTTTGTTTCTATTGCCCACTTATAATCCATTTCTGTTTCGTGTCCTTCAATATTATGAGTTTCACCATCATTCATTTCAATATAAGCAATTCCCCACTTAACCCAGATATTCTTGACTTCATTCCAATCAATATCTAAATCATCAAGTGGGAAATACAAATAATGACTATAACTTGCCTCTATTGAGTGAGGCTTTCCTTTACTTAAATCAATTTTATTTTCCATTTTAATAATCTCCTTTTACTTTTGCATTGAATCTTTTATTAAATTCATCAATGACTTCTTGTTTCTTTATCATAAAGTGATTTTTAGGATACCAATTAGGTTCTCCCTTCTTCCATTGAGCAAACTCCCATTTATCACCAAGATAATAATTTCTATATGCTTTTACTGCATCATCTTTAACTTTGTATTTATCAGGCATAGCCTGTGCAAATTCAGTTAATTCAACTCCTTTGTCTAATTTTATTAATTGACTTGTTTCATCAATTGATTCTCGGTAATCATTGAGATACTGTTCAACCTTATGAACCTTACCATCATAACGATAAGAGTATTCTTTGCATATAGCATGAGTATGGTCAATTAACCAATTAAAGTTAGAACTACTCATTCTTGCCCAAATAGTGCAAGGGTGATTCAACATTACAGGTTTCATTGGTGAACTAATACCGTATAAATCCATTATAGTTGAAATCATTTGCATACTTTCAGTTGCCATCTTGACTATGTGCTTATCACACATCATTTCAGCACTAACTTTCGGACAGTCGCTTAAAACAAATATATTCATTTATATTTCCTCCTTGCTTCTTGCCATATCTTAAAAGAATCTTTACGACCACTATTTGTTTGTTTAATACAATATTGTTTTCGCTTTTCTGCAACAACAACATCTGTATTCAAGTAATCTTCTTTCCATATTCTTGTTTCTTTTACTACATCTCTCATTTTCATTATTTAACCTCTTATGAATATAAACGGGCAATAGAGGAATCGAACCCCTATCTCCGACTTAGAAGGTCAGAATGCTATCCATTACACCAATTGCCCATTGAAGTGCTAAGGGTAGGATTTGAACCTACGAACCATTATGGACAGGAATTTAAGCCCTGCGCTTTTAACCAAACTCAGCCACCTTAGCGTGAATTAATAATTTCACAGGAGAACAACTTATTAACGATAAAGAGCCTTAACTTACTCTAAACCTAAGTCTGCACTTTTCTTTAATTATCTGCCTTGCGAGGAACAGACACGGAAAAGCGGTAAAGGGTGCTTATGGGGAAATCAGCCCGAAACCCTTTCACACCCAACAATTCCTATAAAGAACTAATATGATTCAATCTGCCCGCTATACTTGCTTGAGAAGCGTTAATCAGATTTAACTGATGGGGCATCCGTTCTTTTTTAATCGTGCAACCTGCTAATTCCCGATGGGAGGGAATATTAATCCATAGATACAAGAAGAAGAATTAAATAACCAATTAGGTCTTTAATTACATCTTCATCCTTTTCTATGTTTTCATTACCTTGTAATAGACGATTTAATTTATCATCTATTCTAACTCTCAATTGTTCTTTAGTATCTGATTTACTAAAGATTCTAATTGGAGTTAGTGCTGAATCTCCATATTGGTCATTCTTACTTAGTAAGAAGTCTGTAATTTCAGCACATTTCTTAGCAATCTTTGATTGTGATTCATTATTATTATCTTTAATTGTGTCCATGTATTTGTCCACCTTTTTGTATATTTTCTTGTAGTGTTTTCTATTTGTTTTAACACTCATGTTTTTAATTTGTTTCCAATAGTCTTGACGACCTTCTGTTTCCATACTTGCTTTAACAGTAGGAACAATGGTATTTTTCATTACACCTTTAATGTCTTTAGATACTCTTGAATCTATTTCAATAGTGTATCCGTTTTTAGTTTTCAAAGCCTTAATTAATTGACCTTTAGCACTTCTATCTTTTGCTTGTGAAAAGTATTTCCTCATCCCTTTCTTATTGAAATGATTAATTGCAGTTTGTAGTGTGCAACCTCTTGATTTAGAATATAAGTCAAGCAATTTCTTTTTCCTAACTCTATTCCCATCAAGTAAACCTAATGTTTCTGCACAAATATACCATACTTGAAGTTCTTTTAATCTTTTATTGTCTTTAACAGTCATTTATCTCACTACTCTCTTTTTTGAATCTGTGAAACATAATGATAAATTCAGGTTGTATCACGGTTGTATCTTCCCCGATATTATCATTATGTTCCGATTCCGACCAAGTTTTGATACATAATGATACGATTCTAAGAATGTATCATTTGTATCGGTTGTATCAACCCCCTTAGACATATCTTTTCCCGCTTAGTCGGATTCGGGAGGATATGCCCTTTACTACTATGCTACTACTAATACAATTGATAATAATAACATAATGAATAAAAACTATCCAAGAATCTGCTCATTTTGTTTGTATCTGTGATGAGATACATGAGACATTCCTTTCTTTATATACCGATTCAGACCCCACACCATTAATTTTCAGTAGGTTTAGTTATAATACTATTGATAGTAATTATTTATCTAAACGCTATACTGAACAATAATCTTAATGATTGAATGACCTTAATAGATACCTTGAAAATGATATACAATTTTTACTATACAAAGATAGAAAGTATTGACTATCAGTTTAGGTAAATCATCGGTTAAAGGTATTGTTGGCTGAAAACTCAACAAGCCTTCTCAATGATACAGGCATGGCAGGGTATATGAAGGGGGTCAGCGTAGCCGAATGCGAAGTGTCAGTTTAGACAATTCACAATCATATGGTAATACTTTGCTAATTACCATGAAAACATCATGGTGATGGGGAGTCAAAGATACTCCCCACCACCAATCATTTGTTTTCAAGCCTTCTTGATGAATTAAGAGTTAATTCACTCTTCTTCATCGGAATGCTCAACAGTTCCCAAAAGTCCGTCAAGACTTCCGTCCCATGCACCATCTTTGTAAAGACGGGTCATAGCGGTTCTTGCTTTCTTTCCGAGATATGTTGCATATTCGCTTGAAGAGGCAAATGCGCCTCCACCTGCTTTTCCGTGCTTCAGGATAACTGCCTGAATTGTTGGGTCTGCGTTGAAAAAGTCGGTTGATGCCGATTCAACGGTATTAACGACTGAATCAACAACTACACGAACTGCGGCTGGCAAAGAAGGTTTAATTCCTCTTCGCACAGGACTTCCAGGCATTCCACGAATTAAGGACTTAATTGAGTCCCAAACTCTTTCTCTTTGTTCTTCATTTTCATTTCCAAGATTAATTTGAAATTGAAGGACTTGGGACAATTGTTCGCTAACTGCGTCAGTTGCCATAAATTCTTCAAGTTCAAGCACATGGCTATTCCAATTTACTTCTTCCATTTTTTCTCTCTCCTTTTTTTGCGCTCTTGTGAGCAATAATAGCACACAACGAGTGTATATAAAGGGTAATAAGCGAAAGCATTACCATATGGTTTGATACAAATGATACAATTGATACATCGCATCATTGTCATATTTAACAGAAATAACCCTGCTGAAAGACGACAATTTCATAACTTTCACACATTCTTTTATATTTCATTACAACCATATGGTAATACTTTGTCATTACCTTACCAATGCCGTAAAAAGACAGAAATAAGACTACACGGCATGGATAAAACCAATTATCGCCATCAGCGTTTCAAACGCCAATTTTGTTTTTTACTAACCTATGCCTTAGAGAGCGTCAATGGATATTAAGCGTTCAAGCACCATTTAGTGAGGTTTTTACTTCAAGGGGCAGGTTGTCGTGTAAAAGTGAATTATTTCTTTTTGTCTTTGTCTTTCAACGGGTCGGGTAAATCTTCAACTAAGAAATCCCACCAATCATAATTAGCCTGTTTATGTTGGGTCAGATTTCCAGCATCCGAAAGTCATTCAATGCCTGTTGTAGTTGTGTAATAACCGATTCCAAATCATCTCCACTAACTCGCAGTTTTTTGATGATAAGGTTTTGATAACGGTCATGCCCTACTTCAATAGTGTATTTAGGTTCAACAACAATAACAGGCTCATTGGTGCTTTGTGGTTCGTTCATAGTCAATTCCTCCAACAATAGGATAACTTTGACCTATACTTGGGCTAATTACAAAGTATTACCATATGGTTGTCACTTTGAGAAGAAAAAACCTCAAAAGAGGAAAAAACGGAGGAAGTTTTTTTGATTACCTGCACCCAGAAGTAGCATTCCGCCCACAATCACCACAAAAGGGGTTAGGACGCTCAAATGGAGGCAAAGAGGAATTTATTCTTCTTCAAGCGAAGATTCATAGTCAGAAAGACCACAACGGTATGCAATAGGGTCAATTCGCTTCAATGCAACAGAAGCCCACCATTTAGTGCCACAAATCTCTATTTCACCGTAAATATCATCAAGAAGTTCATTATACATTGATTCTGTGTCATACATGGTAATTAGTGATATATACATAAACAAGGTAAGCCACAAAGTTATATTACCATATGGTAATACTTTGACATTACCTCCGAAGAGGGCTATTTTAACTAAATAGCGAATTACCCCAACCGAGTTCCAACTTCTCAATTGTGTCTTGAAGCGGAGAAGGGGTAAAGACCTTCTTTCCTGCATTCTTCTTCATTTGATTCCATTTACGGTCAAGTGTAGTCTTTGGGAAGTAGCACTTCCATTGGCTAACAAATGCTCGCTTTGAAGAATAATCACGGTATTTAGACTCATTGAACTTTTGCTTGCGAATGTTATTCATTTGCTTGTTTTTGCGAGCAAGATTTGACCTTGCCTTGTTCAAGTAATTACAGTTCATTTGTCCTTTCTTTTGTGAAAAACGCATAAAAATCACCTATGAGAATAATAAAGGGTGGAGTGCAAGATTACTATTTACCTGCAAATGTCGGGGCTTTTCAGCACCTATAGTTCTTTGAAAACCAACATTACATACATTGTCTAACTATCGGGCATGATAGGGGGAAACCTCCCATTACGAACTTTTCACTTAGAATTAGTGCCGAATGCTTTTCACACCGACCATAACTCAAGAGGTGCAAGAACCACCTTGAATGTATTGCTTTATACCGATGCTAAGATATTATTCAGCCAACTCCTGTCCAGCCCGCTAAAGCCGAACATTAGTTAGGTTAAATTAAGTATTGAATAAGGTTTGACAAAGTAAAACCATATGGTAATACTTTGAATTGACCCAAAGGCGGGGATTGTTTTTTATTTCGGCTATTTGCACATTCACCCTATGCGTGGCTCTCTTGCCTGAGCGAAAACAATCAAAAACGCTCTCCACAGTAATTTAATCCCAATTGGGGGAATAATTGTCTATGTAGTGCTTAACTCTATCCCAAAACCTTTGAACATCAAAACGAGGATTATCATTGATAAACAATGCTTCAAACGCACCTATAATATCATCAAGATGATAAAGGTCTTTCTCGTTAAAAGTCCCGAATACTTCTGCAATTGCTTCATAATGCCTTTTTTGAAATTTACTCATTCTTCTTCACCTTCCATATTTTCTAACAATTCAGCATATTCCACATCTATTTCATTTGCGAGCCAATTGCTAATATTCCAATCAACTAAGTTAATATCACCATTTTCATCTTCTTCTTCAAGAAAAATAATCCAACCAACTACTTTACTCATTCTTCTTCACCTTTACCTTCACATTCACAAGTATAACAGATTTCACGCCACTTGTTGATTACCTTATTACATTCCTTACAACGATATTGAGGCTTCAATTTCATGTTAATTACTTTTATAAGTATTATTGAGGTGCGTAACAAAGTATCTTACCATATGGTCATACTTTGTAATTACCTTATTTAACCCCAAGTGAAACCTAATTAATGGTTGAGAGGGAATAACAACCAAAATAGCAAACAAATATGGAGATGAAAAGTATGGCAGGAGATTATAGTATGGACGATGAATCGTGGAACAAGCGTAAGTCAAAGGTAATGACTTTCCTTGAAACTAACGATATTGGAGAAATGAGTCAAGTTATTGAATGGAACATAGCAACAGGTGATAGTGATAGTGCAAACCGTAAAAGGTATTGGACTTCAATTACTACACTATTCGGTATGTTGCCTAATTCACCTATCACAAGAGGTCGTGAAACCGACCTTCCAGATGACATTAATCAACTAATCTTGAACCTTGAGGCTCAAGCGGTTGAAAACTACACTACACTTTACAACACAGGTAATATGTCGTCATTGATTGAAAAGCATGGAAAAAGCGGAGGCGGTCTTTATGAGTCTGCTGAAGAATACGCTAAGTTGCAGGGTAAAGCGGTTAAAACCCGTTATACTCGCTACTACCGAAATCACACCAAAAACCGTGAAGGTCATAAGTGGGACGGAAGCATGGACGAAAACGGTGCGCCAATCGTGAATTGGCACATTGTTGAGCAAATGGAGGCTCAAGAAGAGGAATGATGCTAATTGGGCGTTATTCCCTCTTCAACCCCCAATTTAGGGGTGTTGGGGAGTAATGACAAAGTATGACACCATATGGTTTGATACTTTGAGGAAACCTTGAACATCTTAATATTTCATATTCCCATGAGTTATTGGGAATTGTGTCAAATGTCTGGTATTAGTGCTAACGACCCGAATGGTATTGATAAGTTAATTGATATGTATGCTGGAGATGGTCCTTGTTGCGAATATTGCGACAATGATTGGGATTTGATTGATTTTGGCGATGGTATCTATATTTGCGAAGAATGTTTAGGAGATGAAGAAGAATGAAAGAAGATTGGACTACAACCGAGAATTACAGGAATTTTATCAAGAATGTCAAGAAATATGGCATGAGCAAGCGTCAATGGATGAAATTGCGGCATTTCCAAGATATTCCCAGAAAAGGGAATTGAGGATTATCTCAAAGTTAGCATCCATATGGTAATAACTTTGTGAATACCATAACTAACCCATAAAAACCTAATTCCCATGAAGGTCTATCAAGTAGTTAAAACAAACGATTCTGGAACAATGACAGTTGCTTATTTTCAATACAAGCATACTGCTGAAGAATGTGCAAAGTCTTACAATGACAATATTCTTCACAATCTTGCTGTCAAGGCAAATAAAATGAATGGTGCTATGCGTGGTCATAACAAGGGTGCTTTTGCTGAATTGGTTCGGGAAATGCAGAATTTGCCCTACAAAGTGAAGGAAATCTCGGTTTCCCAATCTTATCGGTATTAATCCGATAAGGTGTCCTTCGGGGCACGATTCTCAAAGTTTGTGACCATATGGTAGTAACTTTGAAATACCTTAAAGGTATGTGAAAAAACCTAATCAATGGAGTTGAGTTAAAATGTCAATTAAATATGTTAGAACAATGGAATTAAGTTATGATGGTGAAGCCTTGAATGATGTGTCTTGGGGTAAATTGTCCCATGAATTGCATAAGAAGGGAGTTTCAATGGTTGGTCGTTGGGACTATGATAATGATGATTGCGAATATGGTTTCAAAGAAGAGACTACTTCAAAGACTACTTATGATATTGAAATTGATGGAGAGCATTTTGAGTCCTTTAATTGGACTTCCGATGCTAACAAGGTTGTCAATGCTTTGAATCGTTATTTCAATAATGAAGATGTTGAAGTCAATATGATTAGAAATGAGAATGAGAAAACAAAGAAGGTTTGGAAGCAACCTGCTAACAAATTCTGCTATCTTGAAATTGATGGTCTTGAAGGTGAAATGGGCTATGGTGCTGGTGTTCATCAAATCTTCAATGTTGATAATGAAGTAATCACTATGCAAACCACCATTGATAAATCATACAGAACTATTGAATTGAAATTCGTTATTGTTTGGAATAGTGAGAAAGTCCAAAGAAAAGAAGTCATTGAAAAGATGATGGTTGAAAGTGTTCTTGCTGATATGGGTAAAATCCAATCAGTTGTTGAAGGTCGTTTGAAGTTGAAGAAATTTGGCTATGATGTTGAAAATCCTTCAATTGATTGCCACTTTGATGCAATTACCGAATCTCGCTCGGAATGCACCCCTGATATTATTGCTCAAGTTCGTGAGGCTCGCAATTCCTCTTGAGCAAATAAATCCCGTAAGTCCTAAATGGCAGGGATTATATCAAAGTATAACCATATGGTGTGAAACTTTGAGTAAACACCTTGTATTATGTCATTTCCCTAATTAGCATGACCGACCAAGATAAGCCACTTACTAAAGCGGAAAAGACAAAAATGCGTAAAAAGTGGGGTATTACTTCCCATGAGCGTAAATTGCTTGATGAAATCCGAAAGGAAAACATTGAGGAAGATGACACGCATTATCTTGATACTCCTATTGATTATCGGGAAGATGCAGATGAATTGGTAATTGATGAATTTAATCCAGATATGGATTAGAGGTGAACAAATGGTTGATATAGGCACTAATTGGGCGAGAAAGGAGGGAAAGGTGCACATTTCCTCAAATCATTAGATTTGCTCGCCCATATGGTTAATCAAAGTAACACCATATGGTAATAACTTTGTGGCATTACCTTGAAACTAACATAAATTCCTTATTATCATGGCAGAAGCAGTTAATACGGAAGTTAGGACTTATACATATGATAAATTGATGATTGGAGATGGTATGATTGGTATTTACACTAATCCTAATAAGCACCCAGATGATGCTTATTTAGGTCGTGGTGAATATGCAAATTGGAAGTCTGAATACTATTCAATGGAAGAATTTGCTCTTTTGATTGTTGTTGGCAAGATTATTGTTGAAGAAGTTCCAAATATGATTTCTCGCTGGGAAATGAACACTATGCAAGAATATATGAAAGTTGAGCGTAAAGTTGCTGAAATGAAAGAAAAGGGTTTTTCTGTTGAAAAATGTCCTCATTGTGGTTCAACCAATATTGACGGTGATGGAGATGCTGAAACTGACGGTTGTTCCGCAGATTGGGCTACTTGGCATTATTGGTCTATTTGGTGTAATGATTGTGATGATTTCCAGCATTCGGGCAAGTATGTTGCTCAATCTGGAGGTTGGTATTAAGCCTAAAATACCACAAAAAACTTCGGTTTTTCCCTTTGGGGTTTTATTCCTCAAAGTTAAACCCATATGGTATGATACTTTTGGTTTAATACCTCAGATGCACTAAACATCGTCATCGGTATGACTTTACTCATTATTGAAAGCCATTTCCATCATAGCCAAAATACCCAACATAGGATTAGCATTGAGCATTTCTTCAACTTCAGTCGCCATAGTCTGCATAATCAAAGTTTCAACAGATTCAAAGCAACGAGTAGCAATTGCCCAATTGCGAGCGCATTCTTCTTTCAAAGGGTGAGAAATAAACTCTTTGAGAGAATTAGATTCATTCATGCAAATTTCACGCATAGCAACGGATTCAAACCAAAAGCCAGCGATATTATCATACACACCTTTATTCATCAACAATTGGTTAAGCACATTGGTTTCCATGTCAATTGGTTTTCAAGAGTAATTTCTGCGGTATCAACAAAGCACTACCATATGGTCGTAACTTTTGAGGTATAAGAACCCAAGTGCCATATTTCAGGCAAAATGGGTGGATTTTGAGGACTTACAATTGATTACCCCGAATCTCACATTTCCGCACAGGGACGATTGCGTATGAATTACCGTTTCTAAAGTTGCATCTCCACAATTGCGCTATTGTGAAGCAATATCTCGTTAATACACCGAAGAGCGTTTGGTCTTGGGTCAGTTGTTGATTCAATCCATTAATTAGGTAATTCACCCTAATGCAAGGATAAACATTCAAAGTGCCTATCCATATGCTAATATTTGAATTTAGACAGTTATACAACCATATGGCTTTGCATTAAATTTTTTTATTTTCCTTTATTTGCTGTATTTTAATTTGGTGGGTAGTAAATATTGGCATTTGTCAATTAACTATATAACCTGTTCCTGTATCATAGGATTTGAGGGGTTAGTAAATGGCTAATAATGCCGAAATTCTATCTAAGATAAATAATATCAAAGAAGAATTAAAGCAACAAATAGAGTCAAATTTGACAGAACTTTACAAACAAATAGAAATGTTGAACCAAACTAAATTAACTGATTTTTCAGGAGATAATTCACATGAACAATAATACTCAAATTATATATCTAAATCACTCAAATATGGTCAAATTAGACAGAAATTATACATACACTTGGTTAATTAATGCAGATATAAATGAAACAAATCAATTCAACTGCAATAATAAAACATTTAAATAAATATTACATAATATAAAAAACAAAATAACTATTTAGTAATTTTATTCTGGAAATAGATTAAATAAAATATAAAAAATTTTGCAAGTGCCGAAAAAATTTGCGCCCATTTTTTGAAAAAAAGTAGGATTAAAAAATTATACCCCCAATGGTGAACAAAATGACACGATGCACACTTCTTGATACATGGTTTGATAGTGAATCAAAGAAGATTGATGAGTTTGAACTCAAAAATAAAGAGAATTTTCTTCAAATAGACAAAAAGAGAGGTAAAATATGGACTTATATATTCAATTTTGGTCAGAATTAGCGGAATTTGGTAAAAAACACCCTATATTTTGGCGAAAACATGAACAAGAATTACTTTATTTATTAATTGCACAAGGTTTTCCTTATTCTTCTTACGAAATTAACAGTAAAATGGCAAAATATCTTCATTGGCAAAGAAAAATGGTGTAAATATGACAGAAAATGACGAAAATAATTGGAAAGACATATTAAAGTCGCCATTTCCAAATACAAATTTCCCAAGTCCAAATAGACCAACAATTAAAGGTTCTGGTCGTGGAGGATTATTTAAGTTTAATGAGTTAGATAAGATTTCTCCACAAGTTACTAAAGAAGTAAATGCTGCTTATGAGAAAGAAATTGAAAAACAAATTAAATCTTCTATTAGAGAAGCAAAAAAGAGGCTAAAATCTGAAGGAAAAGAATTTAGTCAAAGATTAGAAGATTATATTACAAAGAGAGTTAGAAAAGTTCTTACTGCACAAAAAGAATCTAATTTATATGCTACTGCTTATGGTAGTTATGCCTCACCTATGAATCGTAAAAACCCTCCAAAGTGGTTTGGCGGAGGATTTAAGAAATTAGGATATAATCCTAAAGAAGAATCTGAAATGGAAGCAGTATTAAGAAGAGTTTCTGGATTAGGTAATAGATACTTTGAAGATTGGCAATCACCCAAAGAAAAAGAAACTAAACAATTACAGGATAGATTAAACACATTGAGAGATTTGAAAGCAAAAGCAACTCTTGAGAATGATACTAAGCGTCTTAAAACTATTGAGCAGAATATTAAGAATGTTGAAGAAAAAGCAGCAGAAAGAAATATTATGTTAAAGTCTTGGTTTAATTTAATTAAAGCATTCCCTCCAATTATTCATAGTCCATACATAAAAGGTTCAAGAATAAAAGGAGGTAAAGTTTTCAAACTTAAAAGTCAAAATAAAACAGTTGGTCTTTATGTTAGTAGTGATGGGGAAGAATTAGTCCTAAACAAAAACGAAGCCAATAAGTTAAAACCCTCCGAAGGATTGGGAAATCTATTGGGAGAGAGAGTAATTACCCTTGACGATGATGAAATGGGAACAAGTTATCAAGAGCAAAAAGCCGAAGGTGCATTTAGCACAGGAAACTCGGCAGTAAATTCTCTATATAATATTAGTTATAGTAATAGGAACAAGAAGAAAAGGAGTGAAGAAAATGACAATTAAATGGACAAATATTCTAAAAGCACCTAAAAAGAAAACTAAGGTTGCTAAAAGAACTTCAACTGCATATAAAGGACAACAGGTAATTCAAACTTATGAGGGTAAGTTTGTTCCTGCATATAAAAAATGGAAAAGACAATGTGAAAGTGCAAAGTCTGGAACACCTAAAATGGGAACTTCTGGTGCAACACAACCAAATCTATTTCAATTCGCTTTACACCATGTAAATGATTCTTTGGATTATGGAAAGGTTAGACGACCTAATTCTCCTAATGCAAACAAAAGTGGTGCTACTGAAATTGTTTTGAGTTTAGAAAAGATTGCAAAAGGAGAGAAAATTGCAGAAGTGGCTGATGTTAAGAAACTAAGAATCTTTAAGCGTAAGTTAGAAAGAATGAAAGAAAATGTGGACTTAAATCCTGCTAACATTCCATTTACTACTCCTGAAGATATTGTTGGTGGTAGGGCTAAATACCCTAAGAAGCCAAATACTTTCGGACATTATAGAACTCCATTATACAATAAATTGGCTGCAAGAAAAGAAGGTCAAACTGCAATTAAAGTTCCTTCATCTTATTATTCAGCAAATAGAGATTTTAGTGCAAGACCTCCACTTTACCAAGCATTATTCGGTGATGGTGGAGTTGTTTCAGAAGGATTACTTGATGTAATTACTCTTGCAGTTGAAGAATTAGATGGTGCAGATAATTTCGTTATTATTAGACAATTGAGAAAACCTGGAGAATTGGCTGAAATTCCTGCCGTTAAAACAGAAGTTGCTAAGATTCTAAAGAATCCTCAATCTAACGATTCTAATACAGGTGAATTATTGTTGGGTAAAATGGCTAAATTGTTTGAAGCAATCCAATTCCCAATTACTTCTAAACAAGAAGAAAACTATGTTAGAAGTGCTGCTGGTATTCAAGACTTAGAAGGTGAAATTGAAGGTTTCCAAGTTCAAATTTCAGGTCAAGTATTTGAAAGATTGATTAAAGAAGTATTTGGTAGTCAATTGGGTCGTAAGCGTTCAGCAGGTGGATTCTATATTCACAGTAAAAATCTTGATTTTAGACCGAGAGTTAATGGACAACCTATTAATCATCCAAGAGATAAAAATAAGAATACTGAAGATGTGCAAAAAAGTTGGGTTGAAACATTATGGCATGGGAATTAGTATTAAAGAGAACTCCAACAGATGAAGAATGGAGAATTTTGGGCAGAAAAATAATGGCTGATGAATTACCTGCAAATAGACAAAAATATGTTAAGTATTCAGTATTAGACAACATTACAAGAAACATGGTTCAATATTATTTAAAGAGAGGATTAAGAAACCCTAAATTAAGACAAGCATCTATGAAAGGTATTTTGGAAGAAATGGCAAGAAGTAGTAATGTAAGATTTGATGTTGAAGATAAAAGTAAAAATCCAAGAGATGAATGAAATGTGGCAAGATATTCTTAAAATAAGTCAAGATGATGCTTGGAGAATGGTTCAAGCACATATGGCGGAAGATAGAATAATGCGACCAAAAAGAAAAGAAAATCATCCTCTTCAACCAAAAAGAAAACAACTTCTTAGAGATTTAAGAGCAAGAATAGAAAGAGAATTGGGACAAGAACCCGAAGAACCTAAAACTTACATACATGACCACCCTTATTATCAATGGCATAGAGCAAAAACAGATTCAGATGAACAAAAGGAATATTGGAGATTAGGAAGAAAAATAGATTTTGAATATGCTCATGGAGTAGGATTCTTTCAAGGACAAGAACCCGAAGATTCTGATTTTAAATATGATGAAGCGTTTTATAGAGAAAGAGGCTATGAACCGCCAAAGAATAAAAGAAACATGAAGAGGGATTAAATATGGTAACTCGCAGAAGGTGTAAATTGTGTCAATCTCCTGATAGGGAGAATATTGAGGCTATGCTTGAAACAAATCAAATTCATGCAGATGCCGTTGATAGAGAAAATAATTGGCAAAGTGGAACTACTGCTAAACACATGAGAAATCACATGGGAGATTATGTAAATAAATCAAATCCTCAATGTAATTTTTGCACTAATCCAATGAGAGCCGATTTTGAAAGAGCATTAAGTGAAGGAGAATTAACTCCAAGTGCAATTGCAGTTTCTTTAGAAATGACTCAAGACCAAGTGTATAGACACATGAAACACCATTTACAACCTATTGTTCAGAAATCCGCAGCAATTCAGTTAGCAAAGAAAGAAGTTAATGAAATAGATGTTCTTTCCCATAATATCGGAAGATTAGAAACTAAGATTGATGAATTGTTTGCTAACGATGATATTAGTGCAAAGTATATTGATAGCCTAACTAAACTTGCAAAAGAGATTAGAGAGTCTTTGAAGTATCTTATGGAGTTTAAGGGCAAGTTGGTGCATAAAAGACAAGATACTATTATTGTAGCACAAATGCAGATTGTTCAAGAAGTATTGGCTCAAAACCATCCTGATGTTTGGTTAGATGTTAGAAAGAAGATGGAGGAGAAATTACAATGAATTGGGAAGATATACTCAAAAGAGGATATGCTGGAAGAAGCGATTCATTTGATTTCAAAGAATATGGTGCAATTGCAACAAAAAGACCTGCTTTAAAAAGAAAAAAGAATCGTGGAAATATATATTCCGATAAGCCAAACAGACCTCTTTCTCCTAAAAGACAACAACAGGCAAATGAAAAAAGAAAAGAAACTATTAGACTCAATGAAGAAAAAAGGCTAAGAGAAGAAAAAGCCAAAAGAGAAGCAAAATACACAGGCGGTCAATTTTTAGATAAACCTGAAGAGGAAGAAGAAAAAGAGCCTTTTAATCCATTTAGGAGAGATTAAAATGAATTGGGAAGATATTATTAAAATAAGCAACTATGAAAGAGCAGTTGCAGAAGAATTTGCTTCAGACGATTTAAGAGAAGCAGATGTATTTGCCCGAAATAAAAGGATAGGTCAAAATATTACTGCTTTAAGAGGCGTATTAAGAAGAATGGAAGAGTTCCCTGAAAATTCTATTAATAGTAGGACTACAGATGGATTCAGACATACACTTGAATTACTACTAAGAGAAATGGATAATCCTCCAAGATTAAGAGGAAAAGAATTTGCTACAATGATGGCATTAGTTGAAGATTATTTGGATTCATATAAAGAAGATGATTCCATGACAAAGTGGGAAGAAACTCTAAAAGCCCATTGTGGAAGTAATAAAGAAGATTTGGATAAAGGCGGTTGCGGTTGTGCAGACTGTAAAGAAAAGGAAATGAAGTCTTTAGTTGGTAATCAAAAGAAATTAGATAGAAATAATAATGGAAGGATTGATTCCGAAGATTTTTCTATGTTAAGAGATGATGAGAAGAAAGGAAAGGTAAAATGTCCTAAATGTAATGGTAAAGGTTGTAATCATTGTAAAGGAACAGGTTATCACGAAAGTAAGAAAAGAAGTGCTTTTACTGCGGAGGATTAATTATGGCTGAATGTAAAGTTGAAGTTTGCGAAGCAACAAAATGTAAATACAACAAAAACAAGAAATGTCAATTAGAAAAAGTAATGCTCAATAATAAAGCACAATGTATTTATTATTCTGAAAAAGGTAAAGATATTAGAGATAGACCAAGAAATCCTTATGATAGACCTAAAGATATTAGAGATAGATTTAAGAGAGATATTAGATTTTATGGATTAGATAATGAATTACCAAACGATATTAGAGATATATTAAGAAGAAGGTAATCTTATGTGGCAACTTGTTCTAAAAGCGCAAAAGGAATTTAAGTTTCCAGCGAGAGCAAGTTCAAGAGATTTTTACGGAACAATTATTGTCAATGAACAACAAGTTAAAAACATTATTAACTTAATTAAGTCGTCTGAAAAGTTTGTCAATAAAAATGCAGCATTAGATTTCTTTGGAAGTATTAATGATGAAGAAGAATATGTTGAGGACTATTATCAGTATTTGTGGGATGAGGGCGGATATGAAATTGAAGATTTGACTAAGAATCTTAAAATGTTAAAAGATACAGTTTTAGATTTAGTTAATAAAGAAACAAGCAGACTTCAAAGTGAAAGAGCAAAAAATCCAAGAACAAATAAGAGAATGGTTTGGAGAGCAAGAACATGGGAAGAAAACCAAAAATTGCTTGAAGAATTAATTGATAATGGAGATACAGGAAGTCTATTCAAAGAAAGCATACAATCGCTTAATAGTTTCATTGAAGATGAAAAAGGATATACAAAAGCAAATCCAATCAACCCTGAATTAAAGAAAAAATTATTGATAGCACTTAAAGGAAAAGATATTCTTATTTCAACCGATGTTGAAATTGAAATGAAAGTTAAAGGTGGAAACGCAAAAAATATTCTGAGCGCAGTTAAATCAGTTTACGCAGGTTGGGATATTAAGTCCGATGATAATACTATAAGAGTAAAAAATAGATTAGTTTCAGATAATGTTAATCAAGAACTTCAACAATTACTACAATCTTTATCAGAAAAGTTTGAAGAATTACAAATAGAAAAAACTTCAATTGGATATGAACAGACTCTCATTCGTTCAGCATTGGCTCAACATTTAGGTAATGTTTCTTCATCGGATATTCAAAGATTAACTATTGACAATGAAAAAGAATACCGAGTAAATCAAATCGGAGTTCCTCAAGTTAGAACCTATATTTATCAATTCTTAAATTCTCAATACATTAGTAAAAACATTAATGAATTATTGCCTGGAAATATTCATGGATATACAGGTTCTTTATTGGGTGAAATATTTGTTAAGAGAACAAGTGGTAATCGCCCAAGATTAAATAGATACTTAGATGTATTGTTGGATAATGAATTAGAAGGTCTAAAGGGAGATAAATTATTTGAAGAGTTCCGACAGAATTTGAAGAATAGAATGTTTATTTCAGATGATAAACTTATGACTGATTTCGTTAGAGATATTTCAAATGTATTCTTACTATCTAAAGATAAAGGTAATTTAATTGCAAGGAAGAGAGGTAAAGGAACTGTAATTACTCAAGTTGAAGGAAAAGCCCAATCTCAACAAAGAGAAGAAGAAACTTCACAACAAGTAATTGCAAGAGCAAATAAGATTAAAGATAAATTAGAAGGTAGTCCTGCATATCAAACTCTATTAGAGAATCCTATGGGATTAACAGGAGATGAAACTCCAAAGAAGATTCAACAAGAAATTGGAAGTCTAATTAGTGGTGGAAGCGAAGAATGGACAGGTCTTTTCAATCAATATAAGAGCGACATTAACTCTTCAATTACTGATGCAGTAAATAATTTATCTGAACCTATGATGGCATTTTTAGTTTCATTATCAGAACAAGAAGATAATTACAGAAAAATCTCTCGTTGGTCGGGTCTTGATGAAGAAGAATTAGAACACATTAAAGATAATTCTCAAGTTAAGAAAGTCAAGAAAGAAATTGAAGTAGGAAACTCTAACTTTACAATTGTTGAATTTGTAAATGATAAATCCAATAAAATTGCAAAAGAATTTGTTAAAGTTCTTCGTGAAGGAAATAGAGCATCAAGAGAATATAGAAAGTTTAAGAGAGAAAATCCTAAATTTAAATCAATAAATGTTCAAGAAGATGCAATTAATTTCTTATATGATGCAAGAGGTTATCAAACTCCTTCTTTTGGTAAGACTGAAACTACTGAAGCATTCAATCAACTCACTTCTTTACAGAAAGGTTTAGCGGCAATTATATATGAGAGGTTTGAATCTGACAAATCAATAGCGGAGTTATTTGATGGTAAAGTCAAACATAGTTCAAAACAAATGGACTTCTTAGAATTAATCCATGTAATTGCTAATGCTGACGGAGATTTAGGAGAAAAGGGCAGATTTAATAGAGTTTGGTCAAGTATTGATTCAGCGATAAGTAAAGTTCCTAAAGAAGATAGAGAAGATTATATTTTAACTTCAGATGGAGTTCCTTTCATTAGAGAAATCAAATTATTCGCAAACAAAATAATTGCAGCACTTTCAAGTATTAAACAAGGTTTAATGCAAGTGGTTGAGAATAAATTAGAAGACATGGTAAACAACCAACCAAAGTATGAAAAGTTATTCAATAGAACCATTAGAGAAAAGGGTGGACAAAAGAGAATTAAATTATACTTTAAAGTATATGACAGATTAGAAGAATTAGGACTAATATCGGAGGTTTGATAGAATGGTTAAATTAAGAGAAGTTGATGTAAAAAGATATGCAGAAGCAGTAGCGTCTGGAAGAAAAAATGAAATTAGAAGAGTAATGGGTATTATTGGTGATGAACTACAAGCATTACCTAAAAGCAAAAATCCCTTCAAATCTGGACAACAAATGACAGATGATGAACTTGATGATTATTTGGATAAATTAGAAGATGATGCTAAGATTCTAAGTAAGCCCGAAGATGTTAAGCAAGTTCAAGCAAGAGAGGATTTATTAACTCTTCTTAGAGAAAATGTCAAATATAACTTCAAAGAGATTACACTTGATAGATTAAGAACCTCCAAATTTAATCAAGCATCTATTCTTTTTGATAAGCAAGCGTTCCAAAATAAGAACTTTGCTGATGATATGAAAAGAACAGTTAAGATGTATAAAGATGCAGTTGAACTCACTAAAAATGAAAGTGATAATTTAGCGGCTCTATTACAAAAAGTTAAGAAAGAGGCAGGTAAAAGAGCCTCAAGAAAACAAAGAGGGGCTTTGAAGAGAAGAAGCGTTAAGATTCGTAAGATTATTGATAAGCCTGACTTTGCTACATTAGAAGGAAGAAATAAAATTTATGCTTATTGGGAAAGAGTTGCAAAGTCTTATCCAGCATTAGAAAAAGATATTGAAGCGTTTATTAAATATGCTGATAAGATTAAAGATAAAATGGATGATGATTTTGAAAAGAAGATTGAAAGATTAGAAAGAACATGGAAGGCTTCTAATTCTGATTTACAATATGTTGTTGAAGTTGATACTGCACCTTTGGTTCTAAATCCTGCTGATATTAGAGCATTTGACCTTATGGAACAATATCTAATTACAAGAGGATTAGATAGAAAACCAAGTGAAGGAATTACAGGTCG